ATAAACATCATTAATTTGATTATCTGTTGACATAGGTAACTGTGACACGTTATCAACTGACCCTATAAGGTTAATTGAAGCGCCTTGAGCACCAGTTGGCCCTCTAGGACCTGTTGAACCTGTTGGGCCCGTTTGTATTTGTCCTATTGAGAACCATTCGGTTCCGTTCCATACCCAAGTTATACCAGTGTTAATAACATAATATGCATCATTTACGTCATTACCGTTAGGTGGTAAATCAGTTACAGTATCAACAGACCCTTTATAATTAAGTGCTGCTCCTGCTGCTCCAGTTGGTCCAGCAGGACCAGTCGGCCCGCCAGTTCCGCCTATAAATCCTCCTTCAGTATAAAAGAATCTTCCTAATATACTGATTAAGTCATCCATAGAATAAAGATCTATATTTTCAGGTAATGGATATAAAATAGGCAATCCATTTTGTACAGTAAACAGTAATCCTGGACCAATTGGTATTGCACTTTCACCTGTTTGCCAAGAGTCAACACTACTGTTTAATCTGTCTTTATCTTCAAAAGTACAAATTACCTGGTCTTCGTCTTGAGCTGATATTGAAGTAATTCTTAATATCTTAGGACCTTCAGTAAGTATGTAATCACCTACTACAACATCAAGTCCGTTATAAATTCCTGGTCTAGGTGTTCTAGTATCACTGTGTAGCTGAGGCTCAACAAATAATTCTCCAGTAAATCTCCAGGGTTGAGTAGAATAGGGATCTTGTCCATACTCTTCCAGAGGAGATAGACTTGTTAAATTAATCTTAAGAACCTTTGGTGGAGTTAGTTGCGCCATTAGAATATTACCGTTATCAATGCATAATGTCCATTATCTGCGCCTGTTACGGCAGAGTTTAAATTTAGTGTAAATGAATAAGGCATAGATCCATTTCTAGTAACTTGATAACCAGAAGTTGGAAATCTAAGTCTTAGACCTTGTGTTACAGAATAGCCCCAATAACTAATTATTGCAGGGGGTCTACCTGTTGAGTGATTGATAGTAACTAAATTGTTTACGTTAGTAGAACTCCATCCAAGTGGTAAATCTACTATAGTTGCTACGTTACCGTTTGGCCCAAATGTTACCTTAAATTCATATCTTATTGTAACAATACTAGGAATAGCACTATCTGATAGTTTGCCTGTTGCAGCATCTAGCATTACTTGATCATTGAGATCATAAACACTACCTTTAAAATTACTTGTAATAGTTCCACTACTATCCATTCCGACAGCACCGTATAATTCGTCAAAGTTATTGTTAACTTTAATAAAAGCATTACGAACAGTATCGCCGTTCTTAGTATCCGGACCTGTACCTACGTTAATTAATTGTTTTGCCATCTTTTTCACCAAATAGTAGTTGCTTTACATATTTATCGCTAAGATTGAATAGCTGCTCTTGACGTAAGCCAAAATTTATAATATCATGAAGTATGAAACCTGTAATTGGCTTAGATAGAGACGGCGTTATTAACGTAGACCTTTGGGATTATTGTTATAAAGTAGAAGATTTTAGACTTATTCCAGAAAGTTTAGAATCAATAGTAAGATTAAAGCAAGCAGGATACAGTGTTGTAATTATTACTAATCAAGCAGGTATTAGTAAAGGGTTATATACCGAAGAAGATGTTAACATTGTACACAATCACTTATTAAATCTATTAAAAGAACAAGGATGTCCTAGCATTGACGGCATTTACTATTCTATTAACAAAGATGATCAAAATGCTAAACCGAATATTGGATTGTTTCAGCAATGTGAGCGTGAAAATCCTCATATTTGTTTTAATGACGGTTATTTCGTTGGTGATAAAATATCAGATATACAAGCAGCTCAAAATATCGGAGCAAAACCTATCTTAGTTAGAACAGGATATGGTTTATATACTGAAGCTAACATGCCACTTGACGGTGTAATTGTATTTGACAGACTAAGCGATTTTGTGGATTATTTGTTGCAATAAGGTTGGGCTAAATATATCATGCCCAGACTTAGCTTATATAAACCCGAAAGAGGAAATGACTTTAAGTTTATAGATAAAAATATCTATGAACAATTTCAAGTCGGTGGTACTGATGTATTTGTACACAAGTACATAGGTCCAGTTGATCCTAGCGATCCTAACAAAGCACTAGGTGAAACTAGTGTTCAAGATATTTTGTTCGGAGAAAATAGAGATCGTAAGTATGATACGTCTGTTTACGTTATTCGTGGCGTTTATAATGTGCAAGATATTGACTTTAACCTAAGTCAATTTGGTTTATTTTTACAAAACGATACTGTTTTTATGACTATTCATATCAACAATAGCGTTGATACCGTCGGTCGTAAGATAATGTCAGGTGATGTTTTTGAAATACCTCACTTAAAAGAGTATTACAATTTAAGTACAGCATCGTATGCTCTAAGAAAGTTCTATGTTGTTGAGGATATTAATAGAGCAGCAGAAGGATTTTCTGTTACTTGGTATCCACACCTTTATAGAATAAAGCTAAAACCAATGCCAGATAGTCAAGAGTACAAGGATATTATTAATAAACCTGTTGACGAGGACAAGTTTGCAGGAGATTGGAAGTGTGAGACGATTTATTATCCAGGGCAAATTATTCGATTTAATGGTATCTTGTACGAAGTAATAAAAAGAGCCGAGTGTAAAACAGCACCAAACAGTGAATATTATCGTCCATTAAATCCAGACGAAATCGATTCAAGTACAGGAACTAGCGATTATGAGTTAGCATTGCAGGCTAATCAAGCTATACTTGCAGAAGCAGAAGCAGATTCCCCACTTAGCGGTTACGATACTAGACAATTCTATACGTTACAAAAAGACGAGAACGGAAACGTTGCTCTAAGAACAGTTGATCAAAGCAACATTCACATAGATGATCAAGATCATGCTGATGAGTTTTATGTTCCTCCTGTTAAAGACGGTTATGTTGGGTATTTAACAGGCGACGGAATACCACCAAACGGTCTTCCTTACGGATTTGGCATTCAGTTTCCTGAAAATGCAGCAACAGGTGATTACTTTTTACGTGTAGATTACTTACCTAATAGGCTTTTCCGTTACGACGGAGGACGTTGGGTTCTATACGAACAGAAAGTTCGTACTAATATTACTAATACCGATACTAGAGATACACAAAAAACTACATTCATTAACAATAATAACCTTAGCGGTGTTGGTATGTTACAAACTGATACATTCTATGCAGAGAATCCAAAAGTATTTAGACCTGACGATCCAACATTTAGCTTTAATTTAACAGACAAGAAATTTGTTACTAAGTATCCATATGATGCAAAGTACGGTGTAGAAGTTTGGACTAACGAGGCTAGAAATCCTGTAACATCAACATTTAATGAGGGTGGAAAATTAGGGTTCTATGTACAGTCTGAAATGAAAGTTGGCGACATAATACGTTGGACTATATATCAACTAGCAATTAAACAGAAACAAAGTCTATCTAAGGCTCTTAGACCGAGAGCTGATTTTTAAGGAGAACTACAATTCAATGGTTTTATGATGGGCAAATACGTAGATATATTGCTCAAACAATTAGAATGTTAAGCGATTTTAAATATCGTGGAGCCGATGGTGTAGAAAAAGTTGTACCTGTTGTATATGGAGATCTTTCTCGACAGGTTGCTAGTATCCTTAAGAGCAATAGTGAGAACACATTACCTTCTGCTCCTAGAATTGCTGTTTATATGACAGACTTGGAATTAGATCGTAATCGTCTAAGTGATTCATCTTTTACTAGTAAAATTAGAATGAAAGAACGTGATGTTGATGAGGGGACACATCACTATACTACCGAACAAGGTATTAATTATACAGTTGAGAGATTAATGCCGACTCCTTATAAATTAACTCTTAAAGCAGACATTTGGACTACTAATACTGATCAGAAGTTACAAATTTTAGAACAAATATTAGTACTATTCAATCCAAGTTTTGAAATACAAACTACAGATAATTACGTTGATTGGACTAGTCTCAGTGTCGTTGAGCTAACAGACGTTATATTAAGTAGTAGATCTATTCCTGTAGGAACAGAATCTGAAATTGATATTGCTACATTAGAATTTGAAACTCCAATTTATATTACACCTCCTGCAAAAGTTACAAGAATGGGGGTAATTCATACTATTATTACTAACATTTTTACAGAACCAACAGGTACAACAGATCCAGGATTTATTTTTGGTAAACCAGATTCGGTTCAATATATTACTCCTGGAAGATTTGGAGTACTTATAATTGATAATACAGCAAGATTGTTAGGTCCAGGGGAAAATGTTAGTGATGACGAGGTTCCTGTTAAGTATGGGCCTAACATTAGTTGGTATAAGTTACTTGATTTATACGGTAAATTTCGCTCAGGTATTAGTAGAATACATCTTAAAAAAGCAGATGGTACAGAGGTAGTTGGTACTATGTCAGTTAATCCTGCAGATGAAACACTTGTTATAGTTAATTGGGATGCAGATACCTTTCCAACTAATACAATTATTCAAGGACGTAGCACTATTGATGCTATTATCGATCCATTAACTTATAATCCCGAGCAACCTGTTGCTACTGGAATACGTTTCTTACTGTTAGAAGGTATAGGTGACCCTATAAATGATGATGGTCCAGATGGCTGGAAAAATTTAGATAATAGTGATTTTATCACAGGTCCTAATAATATAATCGAATGGGACGGAACTAAATGGACGGTTGTTTTTGATGCAGCTAATACTAACGAAATTACATATGTTACAAACCTAAGAACAGGTATTCAGTATAAATGGGATGGGGAATCCTGGACCAAGAGTTTTGAAGGCGAATACAGAGAAGGCCATTGGCGAATGGTATTGTAAGCAAACGTATACGTGGTAGTGGTGTTTTATTTCTAAGTAAAGAAACAAAACGATTTTTGCTATTACAGAAAGCGTCAGGTAAAAAAGAAGGTATGTGGGGGCTTGTTGGAGGCAAAATTGAGCACGGCGAGTCTGCTTGGCAATGCTTACAACGAGAAATAGTTGAAGAGATTGGGTTCTTACCAGAAATAATTAAATCTATACCTTTAGAAACATTTGTTAGCGATGACGAACAATTTGATTTTAGGACTTATATATGTCTTGTCGACAACGAGTTTATTCCTAAATTAAGTAAAGAACATAACGGCTGGGCTTGGTGTTTGCTTGATAAATGGCCAAAGCCTGTTCATCAAGGTATTAAAAATACCGTTAACAGTAAATCAATTCGTGCTAAAATAGAAACGATATTTGAGTTGATCGACTTAATAAATTAAGCCGACCAACTTCTTAAACCTTTCCAAGTTGTGCCATTATCATCCGTGATAAAGACTAACATGTCGTCACCTGCTACTGTTAATGTAGGAGCAATACCTCCCGACCATACAACAGACACCGGCCATGTAATAACCTGTGAACCTGCGTTAGTTAACTTTAGAACAAATCCAAATAATCTTGATGCAGGAGGATTACTAAAAGTAAATGTTGTAGTCGTAGTTAAGGTTTTAGTAAAATAAATACCTAAACTACAATCAACATCATCAGCAGCCATTGCTACAATATTAACAGAGGTACTTCCTGCAAGGTCTAACGTTGTTAATGGATTAGAAGTACCTACACCAACATTACCGCCTGTATAATAGATATCAGACGCTCCTGTTGCTGACCAAGGTCCACCCGTTGGTCCTGTTGGTCCTGGTACACCCGTTGGTCCAGTAACACTAGGTCCTGTTGGTCCAGTCCACCCTGTTGGACCTGTCACAGATCCACTAGGTCCTGTTGGTCCAGTAACTGCGATACCCATTGGTCCTGTCGGACCTGTTGGACCTGTCACAGATCCACTAGGTCCTGTTGGTCCAGTAACTGCTATACCCATTGGTCCTGTTGGTCCTGTTACTCCAGCAGTTCCTGTTGGTCCAGTAACACTAGGTCCTGTTGGTCCAACATCACCTGTGGGACCAGTAACACCTAATCCTTCTGGTCCAGTTGGACCTGTTGCACCGGTTGGTCCAACGTCGCCTATAGGACCAGTAGCACCCGAACCAGCTGGTCCTGTAGCACCAGTAGCACCGGTTGGTCCAATATTACCTGTAGGACCAGTAGCACCTGAACCAGCAGGTCCTGTTACACCAGTAGGTCCTGTTGCACCTGTTGGTCCTATGCTACCTGTATTACCTGGTCTACCTGTTGGTCCTGTAGTACCAACAGATCCTGTAGCACCAGTTGCACCTCTAGCACCAGTTGGTCCTGTTACGCTAGGACCTGTTGGTCCTATAATACCTTGTGGTCCTTGAATATTACCAAGGTTTTCCCAACTGCCTCCAGTCCAAACCCATAGATCACCGTTGATAAGATACCCATCACCAGCGTTACCAGGATAGCCCGACGGATATCCTGGAAGTTCAGGAAATGAATTTACCGAACCTTGTATATTAATTGCTGCGCCTGTGGGGCCAGTAACACCTTGAGGACCAGTAACACCTTGAGGACCAGTTGCTCCGGTTGGTCCAGTTACGCTTGGTCCTGTAACACTAGGACCTGTTGGACCAGTAGGTCCAAGACTGCCATCACCACCTCCAGGTCCTGTCGGACCTGTTGGACCTTGCGGACCAACACTAGCAACAAATTGCCAAGTATCTGGTCCGTAAATAAATGAATACGTAGTTCCTGTAAGATTTAATAATACATTATCATTAAAGCCTTCAATAGTAGATCCATTCATATCAACAATGATTGGAATTGTTCGAAGACTTACACCATTGGTATTTAGATCTGATCCATCAGTTATCTGAACCTCAGTTCCTAATGTTGGATTTGCTGGTAGATATACAGTAAATGTACCTCCACTTGAGTCAACAATGAGTCTATCACCGTGAGATGCTGTATAATCAGTTGTTATTAGCGTCCACGGTGATAAATTTCCTCCAGCTCCTGCTACTGTATCGAATCTAAGATTTCCTTGGCCGTCAGTTAAAATTGCTTGACCGGATTGACCGCCGCCAACTTTAAGATTTGCTATATCATTGACATTAAGATTATTACTAATATTAACATTACTAGTATCTAGTGTGATACTTTTACCAGTGCTTGTTTCAATCTTGTAATCGTTGTCAACCCTTACAATTTTTTTCGACATTTATTTCCCTTAGGCGATAGGTGTTAGTATGATAATATCTGCTGATGAGTCGTTTTGAACAACCCATGTATAACGATTACCACTCCAGTCAATAGCAGTTCTTTTCTGTAATTTGTTAATAACTACTGGCGATCCAGTCTGACCGTTTATATAACCAGTAATTTTCATTTCACCATTAGCAGATGGTGTACCACTTACAAGTTTACAAAATCCTGTAGTTGAATCAGAAATATCTTGAACCTTGTATTTGCGAGCTCCTGCCTGTTTCATAATGAATACATCTGCTCTTAAACTTCCACTAAAATAAGCATCGACTCTAATACCTAATGCGCTTACTGTAGTACCTCTAACATCTACTCCGTTAACATCTTTATATAGCGGGCGTCCCATTTTTTTCTCCTTAATAGCCGTTCTAGGGCTATGGGGTGGGGTTCCCCATAAACCATTCGGTAGTAGTATTTATCTTTTACTAAGTCAAAAGAAAAGCGGGCATAAAGCCCGCTAATCTTATTATTTCAAATCTATTAAGAGAACTTAACAGATCCTGATGTTAGACCTACTAGTCCGAGATAGTCAGCAGCATTACCAAGTGATGATGCAGCATTGTTAAGCTCAACATAACCATAACGTGTCATGAAGCTAACGACTGGCTCGAAAGTAGTTGGATCAAGTACAACACCGCTTGACATTAGAGGAATGTATGGGCAGTAGAACGCAGGAGCGTCTGACTCACTTGTACCCTTATAACCAATAAGAACTGGTGTTGAGTCATCTGCATAAGCATTGACATAAACACGCATTGAGCTGTTTAGTGTTCCAACGAACTTAGTGTTTGTTGGAGCCTCAAAAGTTCCTTCAGTTGTACGAGCAAATGCAGAAGTTGTTGCACTCTGAAGAATAGTTAGAGCGAACGGAGAAACAACTGCATAGTTACCAGCACCGCGACGTGTACGCTGAGCAATTAGGTTAGCAACACGGTTGATCTGAACAGCAAGAGCTGCGTGCTCGTCACCAACGAAAGTTGCAACACCACTTACTGTTGCCTGGTCGTATGTCTCAATAGCAGTACCTGCTAGTGACTGTAGTGAGTTTAGGATTTCCTGATCAATTTCAGCAGTGATTTCCTGTGCAAGAGCTGCCATGATTTCTGCTTCAATATCAATACCCTGCTGAGCCTGGGCGTCCTGAGCAGCCTCGAATGTCCAACGAGCGGATAGCTTACGAGTCTTAGCCTCGACTACCTGCTTGAGGATCTGGATGCTCATTCTCTTACCAGCAGCACCTTCAAGAGTTGCAGTTGAAGTTGCCTTTGGATTAGCAGAAACTTCATTGCCTGAATAGGCAGCAGCAATCTTGAATGGGCTTAGTGCCTCTTCGCCTGCAGTAACGCCAGCACCTGAAGAAGTGTCAGCATAACGAACGCGAAGTGTATGGATCTGTCCAACTGGACCTGTCATTGGCTGAACGCCAACGAGCTCGTTTGCAATAACTGTCGGCATAACACGACGAATTACTGGAAGAATAACTCTGTTAAGAGTTGCAACATTACCGGCAGATGTAGCACCAGCAGTAGCAGACTCTGCGAGATACTTACGTGTATTCTCGAGAGTAACGGCCATTACTGACTTACGATTTCCCTGAAGGCCTTCTAGAAGTGCCTCTTTAGTGTCCTGCCAGCGGCTTTCTAATAGTTCTGACATAGCTTAAAACTCCTTATTTTAATCCCGCTAGTCTACGGATATCAACGATGTTGCTTTCAACTTGTGCAACATTGCTGTTATTATTTGGTTTGTTACCTGTGATTTCTTTTGCCTCTACTAGTGCCTGCTTAGGTGCCGAATTATCCGACAATACTGCCGGTAAATATTTGTCATATGATGCACGAAGCTTTGATGTCTGTACGCTCTCTAAGAGGTTTGACATAATTTCGCGCTTGTCCTTGCTGAGAGGTGCAAGAAGCTCACTAATGACCTCCTTACGTGCATTAAGATCCTGCATACGTGCAAGCTCCTTCTGCTTACTTTCAACTAGTACATTCTTCTTCTCAATCGCAGCCTTTGCTTCAGCTAATGCAGAATTTTGTTTCTTAACAAGATTCATTAACTTAGCAACTTCTGTCTTTTCATTGAGATAGCTATGAGTGTATTCCGAAGCAAACGCTTCGAAGATTCTACGACCAAAGTCATTTGATCTAGCTGAAGAAATGTCTTCCTTTAGCTGATGAATTTCTGACTTTAATGTCTTAGCAACTGTTTCTTCAACTATCTTAGCTGAACGCTTAATGAAGTTAGCCTTAACTGCGTCAAGCTGGCTCTTAGCCTCCTTAACTAGTTTTACCTTAGTCTCAACTACTTCCTTCTTGTCAGCTGCAAATTCAGAAAGTTCTTTAGTGAGCTTCTTTACAACAAACTCTTCTAACTTTCCAAAATTACTTGATATAATTTTCTGATCTTCATGTAGCTCTGAAAGCTCTGCCTTAAGCTGACGAATAACGAATTCCTTCATCATTGCAGCGTCTGACTTCATCTTCTTTGCATACTTTGCTTTAGCTTCTGCAAGTTGCTTTCTGTCTTCTACGAATTCAGCAATTTCACCTGCGAGACGATCAGTCATTAGCTTGTCCATAGCTTCAACTAATGAAGCCTTCTCATGTTCAAACTTTGATGCAAACTCTTCACGAAGTTGTGCAGTTACCTGGTCACGATTTTCTTGGATTCTCTTGTTCCAAGCATCTTCGATACTTGTTTTGATCTCCTCGGAAACCACATTGTTTTCAAATAGCTGTTTTAAAACTTCCAACATGTGTATCTCCTTACTCATTGGAGTCCTCGTATAATATTTACGAGTTGTTCTTGTAAAAATTTCTGTGCCTTTGGATCGCCTTGAACTTCTTTTGCCATTTGTAATGCCTTGTATCCACCCCTTGCATTCATGAGGTGTTCATAAACCACGACTGGATAGGCACCAGGAGCAGAAGGTTGAGCAACAATGTCAACAGTAACAATTTCAAAGTCGCTTACACGACCCGACCCGTCCTCTTGAACATTGCCGCTTCCTCTACTACTAACGCCTAACTTTACGCCTGATTCTAACATTGTTCTAATCAACTGCCCCATTGGTGTTGGTAAAATTTTAAGTTTACCGTACCCGTTGGGCCCATCCATCCACATCTCGGTAATCATGTGTGACACACGATCTAAGTTGATTCTTAAATCCTGTGGATGGTCTACTTCTCCAAGTACACTGTATCCACCGCTGATCTGATCATTAAGTGTTTTGACAGCCTTAGCGATTTCAGGAACAGGATAAACCCTCTGATTAGCATTTCTTACACCACCTTGGATGCAAATGCCTTTCATGTAAAGGTTTTTCCCGTCTTTATCATCGCTCTCAACGACCATTTTAGCTTGGTCGAAAGATAGGTGTTCCTGAAGATATAGCATCTATATTAACCCTTTTGTGGCTTTAGGAATGGCTTTACAGAAACGCCGTCGCCCTTGCCCTTCTTCTCAGCTCCATGACCTGCTGGAACATTCTTAAGGTGCTTAATGCCGGCCTTGCCACCTGGAACGTTTACGTTACCTGCATTATCTTCCTTTGTAGTTGGCTCTAGTAAGCCGCCCTTTGTTCCCTTAGTGTCACCTGTTCCACCGCGTACAATGTTTGCAGTAGTTCCGCCCATGTCGTTCTTACCTGCAACAACGCTCTTTGTATGTGTTCCTGCTTCTTCTGAAGAACCAAGTACACCCTTGCCGCCCTTGTATGCGTCGCCGATCTTCTCAACGTACTCTCTCATTTGCTCAACTGGTGAAAGGTCAATGTCTTCAATGTCCTCAAAGTTGAAAGACTCAGCTGGCTCTTCTTCCTTCTCGTCTTCCTCTTCACCTTCGTCCTCTGACTCGTCGTCCATGCCGCCGAAATCTGGATCATCCTCACCGTCGTTATGCTCTGGCTCATTCTCTTCGTCGGCCATTAGCTTCTCAAACTCTGCCTTAAGGTCGTCAAGTGCATCTTCAAGATCCATTACACGATCTTCGAGACCTTCTTCACCACCCATGTCATCTCCGCCAGCGTCATCCATGTCATCCATGTCATCCATGTCATCACCTGCGTCTGCTCCAACGTCGCCCATCATGTCGTCAGTTGGGTCACCGCCAAATCCACCTGGCTCTTCAGAGAAAGCAATGAAAGCTTCTTCAACTGTTTCATCGTCCTCGTCGTCCTTGGCTTCTTCCATTTCCTCATCGTCGTCGCACTTGGCTTCGTCAATGTCAACGTCCTTCATCTCTTCCTCGAAAAGACCTTCGTAAATCTCACGTGACTTGTTTACTACTAATGAGTGGAATAGTTCTTCTGCTTTTTCCTGCTCGCCGTTGACGATGTACTCAAGCAACTGTTCAAAATTTTGTGTACTGGCCATGATAAATCTCCTATAGCTAAGGCTGTCGTATTATTTACGGTTTATTTAAATGATTGGCGTAAAATAGGCCAAAAATTGAAGATTTGGCTATTATTTGGAGATTTTATCCCACATTTCTTCGTATGTGATTTGTTTCAAGTTATTTATGTGAGACCACTCAGGAACTATCTTAGCTTCAGAATTAATAACTCGATAGAAGTTCACATGCTTAAACTCATTAAACAATGTTTCTGTTTGTCGTATCCAGTTACCGTAATATGTTGCATTTTCATTAGACTTTTTATAATTTTGTGTATCTGAGTAAACATTATTAAACAAATTACCAACACCGTAGTAATCAAATCCTAAAATATAAGCTTCAGTGTGTCCATCTACACAAGATTTTTGTAATGCAGTAGGACCGCTAGACCATCCGCGAGGATTTCTAAAGTAATTTAAGTTTTTTAGATCCTTAAACCTTGTGTTATCATTAGTCCATACTTGATTTTTAAGCTGATAACCACTTTCACAGATTTCCATGACCATTTTTTGATCAACTGCAATTAAGAAATCTGGTGTAAATTCTCTATAAAGTGCATTACATCCATAAATTGTTCCATAGTTTTTTAATTTATTAAGGTCAACACCTATACGACTGCGACCGTTTCCTAGAACAAATGCTCTTTGTTTCATTATACTGCTGGTTCTGCTGGAGGTTGTGCATACATCTTGCTAATAGTTTCAATATCTCTTTCTTGATCTAAGTAATGTTGATCACTAGCACGACGTAATCTATTAATTTGCTTTAAAGTTAAACGTGTCTTACGAGTATCACCTTTTTTAAGAGTATTTGTATCACTAGAAGGATCATAATGATTATCTTGTGACATATCTTCGTTTTCTTTATTAAAATAAAAAAGTTCTCGTAATATCATCTTATATTTACCTTATTATCCGACAAAGACTGTACTTTGTCCGTCAACTATAGTTTTAGATCCACAATCTCTTTCGTCGTTATTTCTATGTGCTGCTCTATTATTAGCAAAAACAGAACTACTTGCAGTTGAAGCAAACGGATTACAGTGATTTCCACCTGTATTTGGGCCTAATGGTGTGTCACACAGGTTATCCTCGTATGCTTCATCGTTTCTAACAATTACAGGCTTTCCATTAATAAAAACTTTTCTATCATCACCGGGATCCTTAAATGCTCCGTTGCCATGATCGCAAAGGTCTCCCATAACTGCCCATAATTCTGCCATTTTTACTTCCTTTTATCTCATATTGGAGGAGCCGCTGCTGGTGCTGCTGGTGCAGCAGGTTCTGCTGCTGTTGGAACGGCTGTTCCTGGAGCCATTTCTCCACCCATTTCACCTTCTGGTGGTGCTTCTAGTCCTGCTAAGTCACTGTCAATACCGCCTCCAGTGATGCCCATACCTCTTAATTCAGCTTGTGATCCAACATTATCACTAATTTCTCTATTTTCCTCACGCCATAGACGCTCATTTTCAATAATTTCTTCCTGGCTAAGTCCAAGATAACGCTTCATTGCAAAACGCTTACTCATATAAGGAACTTCTTGCATTGTTGTAAATGTCTGAACTCGTGCTGTATCAAGCTCACTAAGTCTGTAAGCAGCAAAATTTTGTGGAGGATTAAAACGAAGATCAAACAAAGAATCATCAATAACAATACCCTGCTTCATCATATAAAGTTTAAATTCTAAACTAAATTCTTCTTCAATAAGACTTTGTAGTCTTTCACAATATTTGTTGAAACGTAATTCCTGAATATATGCTGTTCCTACACGCCCATCACTAAAAACTGCCGAGGAATCGTCTGGACCTGTAGGCAAATAAGAGCTAGGAATACGCAATGCACGGAATAACTTATTAGTAAAGTATCGTAAGTCGTCGATTTCACCTAGGTTAGTACCACCTGGTAGCGTATCAACCTTAGATCCACGACCTTCAGCAGTTTGCGGAAAGAAGTAGTCTTCGTTTATGCTTAAAGGGTTGTAACTTGCGTCAACTACGCTTTGTCCACCACCTGTAGCACTAGGAATTCTGCGCTGATGTATTTCGTTTTTAACTCTTTCAACAAATTGCATAGCCATATGCGAAGGCATGTTACCAACATCTATGTAAAAAACACGTCTTTCAGGTGCTCTTTGAACACGATAGATAATAATTGCGTCTTCTAGAAGCTCTTTTTGCTTATAAACCTTAAAAACTGACTCAAGTAGTGAGTTTCCAAACGGAAAATTGTTGTCTAACCCCTCACTTAGGCTTAAATGTACAACATGCATAGCTTCGATTGCAACTTCATTCTGTGCTGTACTAAATCTTGTTCCACTTTGTTGAGGATAAGCCCCAGTCATACCACGTGCAGCGGCGCCGCCTGTAACATAAGCAGCTCCCCCTGGTTGTGTATTTTGATTACTTGGATTAATCTGTGTAACAACTAAGTTCATAAAATTAGGATTAAGATCACGTATAATATACTGTTCTGGCTTCTTTCCATCACTTTCGTTAACAATGATTTTAGTTATCTTACCTGGATCAATGTAAAACCACTTTAATGTTTCTGGATCACGTATGAAAAAGCAATCACCATACTTAATAGTATTACGAAATATACGGAACATACGTGTTTCAAACTTCTGTAAACGACACCATTTCTGTAAACTATCACGAATTAGTTTAATTTCAACACTAGACGCCTTATCTCTATAGCTAACAATAAAGGGAGTACCGTTATCTGCATTCTCTTGTGTACTAAATTCGCTGATAATATCTAATGCAGCATTTACTTCTGAGTCCATATCCATAGTATCATACTGTAAATAACGTTCAATACGGTTAGGACTACCTGTGTAAACATCAGGAAGATACGATGAATAGTTAGTTGTAGTTCCGGAACTACCGCCTGAATTACTTAAAGGACTTAAATTACCGTTTTGATTTACAGGTGTGAAATACTTACGCCAAGTCATATAGATTCTTTCGATTAAATTGAGTTTTTACGTCCAGACATTGCGTCAGCAGTATCCTTGGTATTTTGTTTCATCTCAACTATGTGTGATATTAAATCATCCATTTTAGTATTTAGCTGTTTTTGTAGGTCTTCTGCAGAAATTCCAGATATGTCGGATGTTATTGTATTACTCTTAGAAATACCACTAGTTGTATTGCTTGGCGATTGTAAATCTGGCATATCCTTTATCTTTTTCTGTAAATCATCAAGACTACTTGTTAGTTTATCTATAGATTTAATATAATCATCAACACCTTTAGTATTGTTTGTTAGATTGTCATCTAAAGTAAGTGTCACTTTACTAATACCACTTACAGTGTTTTGTAAAGAGTTAACATCAATTTGGCCTACCTTATTAAATGATGTTACAATACTATCTAATCCGTTACTTTGAACATTGCTTGCAGCTGAACGTTGTAATTCGTTAAATCTCTCCAGGAACGTGTTTATTGTTTCTAGTTTAGCAGCATTATTAGCATCAAATCCTGTATTTTTTAAACTTATAAGCGAGTTTGTTAATATTCCTATAACATTATTGTTAATTAGATCACTAATTTTTCCAACACTTACATCATTTAATTTATTAATGCCTTCGGTAACGCTATCAAAAGTATTATTTGATAGTTGAGATGCTGAATCTTTCATGTTACTAACAAAACTAGCTGTTGTATTAACAACATTATCTAGAGACTTAGTAGAAAAATTACCATACAATGCTTGCATCGGAAGTGTTATGTTTGAAAAGTCAATTTTAGTTTGACTTGCTTTTTGCATTTCTTTTACAGCATCAATATAAGGCGGAGTTTTATCTGCAAATTGGCTTTGTACGTTGTCAGGTGTAGTTTCTAACTTCTTTGTATCGTTTATGTCTGTTAAACTAGTTGTAACACTGTCTATCGAGTCGCTTGTTTTCTTTGATGCAGTTTGTATTGTTTTAAAGTTACCTACAGTAGCGTCTGTTACTTTTTCTATTTCTGTTTTTGTATTATCTCCGGCGTTAACTGCTGATTTATTCATATCATCAAAAGCAGTTACTTTTGTTTTGTTTAATTCTTCAATTTTTTTCTTAGTTTCATCAGTTAATTCGCTTGCACCTGCTTTAGATACACTAAAGAAACTGCCAACAGCATTAACTGTCCAATCAAATGCGTCTTTTCCATACATTAAGGCAGTAATCGGAGCAATAACACCTTGTCTGTTAGCTTTATCTAACTTATCAACTTCTTTTGATAGTGCATCTCTTTGTTTTTCAAGTTCCTCGATGCTTTTCTTAATTTGTTCTTTTTGATCTGTAGTAAAGCCGTCATTTATTGAACTTACTTTTAAGTTATGTATATTATCATTTATATCACTTAGCTGAGACCTTTTATCTTGCAATTTTTGTTTTTCTGCAGGATCTATAATTTCTTTTTGTTTAGTAAACATGCCCCAAAATAAATTTTTAAACCCATCTAGTATAATTTCACCTACTGACGTAAAGATATTCACCATTAAGTCCTTTATCGCCGACTTAATTCCATCAGTTTCCACTTTCTTAAAGAATGAAGTAATGCCTTCATCAAAAAATTTGATCAATTCTTCAGCTGCTTTTGCAATTTGAGGACTATAAATTAAAAATAAGTCTGCTAACTTAGTTAAACCCTTTGCAAACATGTCAAATACCCCAGAATTTAAGAGGCTCGATGTAATTTGTCCATATATGTCATTTAAAACTTTAGGAAACATTGCCATAGCTTTAGTGACTTCGTCACGCTGCTTCATTTCCTTTTCAGCTTTTCTAGGATCTCCTAATTTTCTAAACCCATTTAACATTCTATTAATAGTAGCAAGTGCTGGATTTCTAGCCATAATAGCTTCAGCAGTTTTACCTGCTCTCAATCCTTGTTGCATAATTCTATCTGATGCTTCTTGGAACTTTTCTATCATTCCTTCCATGCCCATTTCACCTGTAAATAGTTTTCGAGCATCATCCATTTCCATGCCTGTAGTAGCCATTAACATGCGAGCTGCATCACTAGGATTATTTGCAGCCATTTCTTTAAGCATTTGTAGTGATTCTTCACCACCTACTTGAGTTATTAAAGCAATGTTAGCTAATGACTTTTCTAAATCAACAGCGTTTTCTTGCATTGATTGTATTATAGGATCAACACTTGCTTTTCTTGCAGCTTCTTCAGCTGCTTGTCTACTCATACCTGTAATTTTTGTTAATTTGTCTAGTTCTTCAAGATAAGCCGCAGTATTTTCTGTAACAGCTTTACTATTTTTTAGATCTACTTTGTGTACTCTTGTTTGTATCTCTAAGTATCCAGCTAATCCTTCATTTAATTCACCTAAAGTCCAACCCATTCCTAAAAATTGCTCACCTGGACCATCTCTAAGTTCTTTAGCCATACGGCCGAAATCTTTTGCACCCTCACTAACAGTACCACTTAGAGAAGAAAATGTTGAGCTATTCTTTTTTATTATTTCAACAAACTCATCTAAGGGAATAGCTGCTTCAGCTGCTGATCTTCTCAAGTCAATTAAGTTGTTATTAAAAGATGCACCTACTCTACTTGTATCTTGAAAAGCCTTAAAACTGTCTGTAAAGAATCCAACTAATGATTTGCCAGCTACAGCAATTAAAGAAAATGCTGATCCTAATCCTAATCCAATAATTTCCGACATAGTATCACTAAGTTTTTGAAACTTTTCGTCGCTTTGCCCTAAGGTTTTATTAAATTCCTTGTTACTTTCTGTAGCTTCTCTTTGTGCAGCAATATTTTGTCTGATAACCTTTTCAAAAAGTTCTACAATTTTGTTAGAACCTTTTTTATCTTTGTCTTTTCCTTCAAATATTTGTACTAGTTTCTTTAATGTTTCTTCCGATGCAGCGTTCTGTAGAATTGCACCATCAAAATCACCACCACCTTGTACTATAACTTTTTCTTTGTTAGCCATTAATTTCCACCAGTTATCTACGTATATAAATATTCAAAATTGCTATCTTTTATTTATTGGAGTATAGAATGTCTACTTTTCCTAACAGTCCGCAGCCGCCAATTGGGGTTCCACTACCTCAAAACACAACTTTTAATCCACCTAATACCCCTGGTGCTAGTTCTATGCCACAACAGCCACAGGGTAATCCGCTATCTAAATATTTTAGACAGCCAAAGATTTATCTTAGATTACCTAGCGAGGGGAAATATTATCCTCCAGGAGCTATTGATATACCGGAAAGCGGTGAAGTTCCAGTTTATGCAATGACAGCAAAAGACGAATTACTTTTTAAAACACCTGATGCATTATTAAATGGTGAAGCAACTGTTGATGTTATAAAAAGTTGTATTCCTAATATTAAAAATCCTTGGGCAATGCCAAGCATTGATAGTGATGCTGTCTTGATTGCTATCAGACTAGCAACATATGGTGAAAAGTTAGATATTACTACAAAGGTTCCTGGGACAGGTGAGACAAAAGACTTCCAAATTGATTTAAGATTGTTATTAGATCAGCTAGTATCATTTAAGTATCAACCTTATATTAATGTAGGTGAAAACATTTCTATAGAAATTAAGCCAACAACATATAAAGAGTTTACAGAAAACAGTCTTAAAACCTTTGAAGAACAAAAAATCTTTCGATTAGTAAATGACGATAGCATTCCTGACGATCAAAAGCTACAAGCATTTGCTAATAGCTTTAAAAAGCTAACTGATATTACTATAGGTCTAGTTGTTAACAGCGTAGTTGCTATCGACACTCCGGACGGAAGGGTTACTAATAAAACTTTTATTAAGGACTTTTTCGAAAACGCCGATAGCACAACATTTAATGCAATTATTAAGCACTTAGAAAAAATGAAGGAAGAAAGTTCTATCAAGCCCTTAAAGGTACAAGCAACTGAGGAAGAGATTGCTGCTGGTGCTCCTGCAGAATATGAAATACCAATAACATTTGATCAATCAAATTTTTTCGGATAAGACTCCTTAGCATGGACATTCAAGAGGTTCTTAAAGAAGTTGATAACCTTGAGAAGGAGTCCAAATCCTTAAAATTAGATTTAATGAAAATGTGTTGGTATATGCGAGGCGGTGTGTCATACGAAGAGGCTTTCTATATGTGTGTCGAAGACCGCGAGATTATCTCAACTGTAATAAAAGAAAATTTAGAAACTACAAAGAAAAGTGGCTTGCCGTTCTTTTAACGGCAAGCAATTATTACATAATCTATTGTTGACTCACTTATTAAGATTCTCATATCAAGATCTTTCCAAGTTAGACCAATTTCACTGAGTATTTGATTAGCAATTATATAATTTGTGCGTTCCATACGTAATGTTCTAACTGCCTTTACCATCTTTGATAGCACAGGATCTTTACTTTTTGCTGCTAATGCTGCTACAGCACTTGCTAGGCGTGAGCCTTCTGGTGTTCCTTTACGATCGGTTAAGAAATTAATCATTTCTTTAGCTAAAGCAATCTTCTGCTTTTGATCTTTAGTATTCATAAGATCATTTACCCACTTACGAATATAACCACCGGCAGCATCAGTCTTTAAATTCTTTGGATCAGCAGCTGGTCTTGTTGTTATTGCTGGAACATTAGCTGCTGGACTTGCCGCTGCGGCAGGAGCAGGAGTTGATGCTGGAGCCGATGCAGATGTTCCTAAAGTAGGTTCAACTCTACCTGGAGTTTTGTTAGCTGATCCACCAGGAGCGCCTATTGTAGGTTCAACCCTTGGCATTGTTCCTCCGCCAATTCCTGCGGCTGCTTTTTGTGCAGCCTTTAAAATTAATCCATCTACTTCTTTACTAGTTAATGATCTTTCATAGAGTCTAGCAGACTCCCCCATAAATGATGAAAGTTCGTCTGGTGTAAGTTTCTTTCTTGTCTGTAAAAAAGCAGTTAAATTCTCAGTACTTGGTTTTTGTCCTATACTTCCGAGATACGTCATATATTCTTTTTTCCAAGTGTTGGCTACAGTACCAACATTAAGTTTTCCTTGAGCTGTATGTCCAATAGATCCAGGAACTTTAGATATTATTTTCTGTCCTAGTTTATTCAATATTCCCATTGGTGCTTCATTAAGATCATTCAGATTCATTTGTGCTCTCTTGTGTAGTTTCATTTATTTATTGTAATTAGATGAGCTACGCTCATCTGTGATTTGATTTCGTAAACTCATTCATTTCATTCATTTCGTTACTCAATCAATCACGTTTTCTTTCCTAGTTAAGAGTTCTTATTTAAGATTTCATGTAGATTGTTTAGTCAGATGGAACCTTTTTACAGGTTCCAAAATCACATTGACTTCATGTGAGTTGTCTCAGCCGAGATACGGAAGTAGGTATTTTTACGCTCCATGGGCTCTGTGCTTTCCCAACCTACCACGACACATCTTACGATGCCTTGGACTCGTTCCTAGTTTCCAAGGTTTTTAGGAGCAAATGTAAACGGCACTCAAAGTCTGACCACGATTGTGGACTCGATGAGGGTCGAGCTGCCTCGACCAAACAGGGCCTATAGCCTATAATTTTTTGATGTGTGAGCCGTGTACTCTAACCTGAATGTGCCCGTTATAATAATCGTCTGATTCTAGTACCTTGCGGGAAAATTGTTCTCTTGCCTCTATGTAGGAAGTTTCTGCCTTTGATGTACAATAATAAAGTATTTCTCTATAAAATTTGTCTTTGCCTAAAGTCTCTATATCTTTTGTTAGCGTCTCGCTAGAGCCATAATATTCTTGCCAATCGGAAGACACTTTGCTTCTGATCTTTTTTTTAACTTTTTTCCCGTTCTTCTGCGTAACCGTCTTGTATTTTGTTCTGGAAAACTTTGCTAATTTTTTACCTATATACTTTCTACCAGTGATTGTGTTAGTAATCATATAAACGAATCCGACACAATCTTCTGGTAGTTCTTCAATGACGGCACCTTGATAGTGCCAAGTCATTACTTCTTAGTAGTAGCCTTAGCTTCCTTGCGAGCATTCTTCTCAGCAGTAATCTCATTACGGCGGAGCTTAATAGCCTTAGTCATCTCACCGAGAGCCTTACGAGCTCTAGTACCAGCGGCGGCATTTCCCTTCTGGAACTTTTCGTCCTCGGCTTGCCATGCTGCAAAATGCTCGGAAATTAAATTAACTGTATCACTCATTACTTTCACCTTTCTTTTTAGAATATTTCTCGTTACGTTGTTCTAATATTTCATAACGTCTATCACGTGCAAGTAGCCTTATTCTAGCTAAAGCATTTCTTGCAGCAATCGACGCATGATCTACTCGTCTAGTCTCCCATGCTTCACTAGCATTGAAATATTTGATCATTTCAATTATTAGTAAATCATGCAAATCACCTTCGATAGTAGTTATGTACTTTACATCTTTAACCATTGCTTTTTGACTACTCTACAACGTCTATGTCGTTAGCATAAGATGTAAATCCGTTTTCTTTAATGACTTTTAACACGTTATTAACTCTGCCCACAAGCTCATCCTTGTGAGATATAAGGTATATATTCTTTGCGCGGTCTCTAGCCATGCGTTTTAGGATGGATAGCGCATTTTCTACACCAGCTGAGTCAAGTCCGTTATCGATTAATTCGTCAACAAACAACAAATTAATAGGATGGTATAGATTTTCCCAAATATCTCGAAATGCCCAACTCATGCTTAATATAAGTCTGTTACGCTCACCTCGTGAAAGATTATCAAAGTCTAAGTCCTGTCCTAATTGTGTAATTTCTACAGTAAGATCATTTTGAAATGTTACTTGATGTGGTAATCCAGTTTTATCAAGATAATACGTTAGACGCTGGTTAAGATAACTTAGATTTTGATCAATAATCTTTTTACGAATAAAAGAATCTTTGTTTGTAAGTAGTTTAAGCAGAAATTCTTGGTGATCTTTAAGACTAGTTAAGGTATTAATTGGTTCCCAATCAATCTCCTGTATAACAGTATTTTCAAGCTCAGTAATCTGCTCTTGATAAGGGTCAACAGTTTCATTCATTTCTAAAACTTTTGCCACAAGATTATCAAGGTTGTTTTTATGATCGTAAGCATCTTCTACGTGATCATAAAAGGTATCTGGCCTCTTATTAATCTCTCCAATATTATCTAACAACTTGTTAATTTCAACAATTTTCTTATCAATATCGTTGTAATATTTTTTGTTGTCTTTTAGCTCTTTATTGAGCTTTGTAAGCATTTCGTCTTTTTTATCATCATGCAGCTTTTGCCCACAGGCGTGACAGTTATGATCTTTTAGCTGTAAAAGATCCTTCTCAATCTTATCAATCAATTTCTGTGACTGTGCAGCAGAATTTTCAAGCGTAATCTTCTCCTTTGTTAAGGACTTAATATTGTCGTTTGTTTCTAGCCACAGTTTTAGAGCCTTGTGATTTTCAAGCTCATGCTCAATATTAATTTCACGTAGTTTTTTAATTCCTTCGTAGAGATTATCACATTCTTCTTTTTTCTTCTTGTACCAAGCAGACTTCTTGAGATGCAAGCTCTCTATTGTACTTTTAATTCGCTCATTGCTTGCTTTGATAGCTTCAATATTAGCATTCTCTTGAGTAATAGTATCCTTAGTGAGTTTAATTTGCTCCTTAAGAGCTTCAGCCTTTTCACTCAAGAGTGTGATGCCTAGCAGTTGCTCAATAACTTCTCGCTGGTCATTGGCTTTCAAACTCAAGAAAGGTTCTGTATAGGTATTAAGAGCAACAATATGTTTGAACATAGTGTGCGTCATACCTATTAACTCATTAATTGCTTCTTGTGTTTTACGGCTGTCGCCCTGACTTTCGTCAATGTCATCGCTTTGCTGTTCACAATCATTAATATAAAACTTTAGAATGTTAGGCTTACGACCACGCTCAATGCGATAGTTAGTGCCGTTAACTTCAAAGTTAACAGTAACTAACATATTCTTTTTATTAATATTGTTGATTAGATTGTCTTTTTTAATATTAGTGAGAGCTTGTCCAAAAATACTGTAACTAAGTGCATTTACTATAGTAGTTTTTCCTGTACCATTTCTAGAGCCACTGTCGTCACCTCCTTGATCTAGGTTCTCACCTAAAACAAGAGTCATTTGCTCTTGCTCAAAGTCAACACCTTGCGAAACGTTACCTACGCTCATAAAGTTTTTTACTGTTAAGTTTTTAATTCTTATTTTCATAGGTTGTTATAAATCTCTAGCAATACTTTACTATTATAGTTGTCGCTTTCAATGTTTACAATCTGATTTGTAACAATTTGGTCTACACTTTCAAAGTTACTAATTTCAATTGTAGAGCTTCCTTCTAGGTCACGCTTTTCTGGAACTAAGGTACATTCTCTAATATCGTAATTGTTCATTACAGTTTCTTTGATAAAGTTAGCTTCCTCAAAACTAATGTCGATATCAAGTGCAACACGTAGGTGCATTTTAGGCTTCAACATGGTATCCATGTTATCTATTAATTGACTGAGCTTTACAGTCCTATAAGTTGGCATTTTTGGCCAATTGTAATATTGCGGTCTCCCGCCCCACTCTAAAATCATCATTCCACGTTCGTCATCACCTGCGTCGGCATAGTTATGAGGAAAAGCATTACCTATGTAATGAACGTTATCTCTATTTTGTCTGTGATGGAAATGTCCAGAAAATACGTATTCGTTATTTTTAAGACTGTCTGTTTGTAATTCTCCATGATCGGGCATCTGAACCATAGCGTTCATATAAAACAGCGGTAGTTCAAAGTGCCCAAACATGTAGCGGCTTTTTACTTTAGATAAACGTTTCCATTCATCTCCAATAAGCCAAGGAACTAGTGCTACTTCGTCTATTACAGTTGGTTCAGTAATCATCTGAACTCCTGGAATATGTCTACCAAACGCTACTGAAGTAATATCTCTTCGGTCCTTGTAATAGAGATCATGATTACCAGGAAAGAAAATGAAGTTATCAAATGCTGATCCCAGTTTTTCTAACGCAGACAAACCAGCGTTCATGGTAGTAATGTTGATTGTGTTTCGATTGTGGTTCCAATCGCCGCAAAAAATAGCAGTATCACAATTTTCTTTTTTAGCTGTTTCTATAAACCAGTCTACAAATTCCTCACAGTCATCATTATGGACCTTTGAGTTACTCTTCAGTCCAAAATGAATGTCTGTAAAAGCAGCAATTTTATTGAATAGTCCCATAGCTTATTCTAACAAAAACGATAGGCTAAATCAATCTTTCTTTTCTTTATAACGTTCTGTTGCTTGCTGCCACTCGTGATTGCTTTGTCTAGTGTAGCTGGGATTAAAGTTGTTCATTTCGAGAATATCATCTCTAATGTTCTGATTCTTCTTTTCTATGTTAATAACTCGAACAAAACTATTAGTAACAGCAGCAGTATAATAGGCAAAAGGGTTATTAGACTTTGACTCATCGAATTGCAATCCTATCTGTGTTAGTTGTAAAATTGCTTGACCACGCATTTCATCGTTGTAAGTGTATCCTCGAACATTACTTCTAGTAGCATAACGTTCACAAAGTTTCATAAACATACGTGCTAGTTTGTCTGTAAACTTGCCATGTTCTTTATTAAAGTATCCATTCTCCATGCCTCCTATCCAATGACTCTTGCCTACACAAATTAACTCACCGTTGTCGTCAAACTTCCAATGTTGAAAGGGAGGAAAGTTTACTTTCTCATGTGCATCTGCTCTAGTTTTTGTTTTCTTTTTACGGCCAGGGGCTAAGGGAATGTGATCAAAAGTCATAATACGAAATACTACATCAGTTTTATCTATTTTACGATAGTCGATCTCACACTCACTTAATTTTACTTTTTTATCGCCTGCTATTTTTTTCTGTTCAAATGATTCGACGGTTAATTTTTTGGCTTTATTTTTCTTTGCTTCTGCTATAGTTCTTATGTTAATCTTTTCTAAGCTAGGAAGTATTAGATCATATTCACTGTATGAAGGATCTATAAAACTACAATAGGATAATTTACTTTTATGTATTTCTAATAATAAATCTTTGTTATTTAGATAATTTACTTTTGCCATATGAGATCTCCAAAAGTATTATAATAAGACTACTTAATTATTGCAATAAATATTTAAGGAGAATCTTATGCCTATTATTGGAAATACAGGAATAGCAACATTTGTTGCAAATGATGGAGTAACACAAACATTAGATGTTACAGGTCAAATTGTTAATGCTGTAGGAGATGCATTAGTTAATGGCTACGCTGGACCTTTTGTTTTTAGTACGGATCCAAATGTTCTAGCCAGTAATTGGAGATCTAACGGAATTCCTGCAGGTGCGACACCTACTTTTGAAACAGTTTCTGTTGCAGCACAATATTCAGTTCCACCAAATGAAAAAGATTGGCGTGTTCGAATTTCTTGTGAGTTATTTACATCCGGATCCGGCGGCGCCGGCGCAGGTGGAACAAATAATGTATTAGCTCCTTTATCAGCAACTAATGGATTAATATTTCCATATTTGCCTCAGATAACAATGAGTCATTCTGCAAATTATGCACAGATGGATATAGCTCATATTAATCATCCATTCTTTGCTTATAAAAATAGCCAAGTAGACGAAATAGCAATTACTGGAAAATTTACAGTTCAGACACAAACAGAAGCACAATATTGGTTAGCTGCGGTACATTTCTTAAAAACAATTACTAAATCGTTCTTTGGTACAGGTGAAAACTTAGGTAATCCACCACCGATCTGTAAACTAAACGGATATGGCGATTTTGTCTATAACGAAGTACCTGTTATTGTAAAAAATTTTACAGTAACAATGCCTAATGACGTAGATTATATTGCATCTAGTGTTGGTGGTGGCCAAGGAACAGCAGGAGCAAATGTAACTTATGTACCTGTATCATCAGATATATCAGTATCGGTACAACCTGTTTATAGTAGAACTGAATCAAAAACATTTGACTTAAACAAGTTTGCTTCGGGTGAAATGTTAAAAACACAAAGCGGATCAGGATGGATTTAATGGCAAAAGCAAAATATGCATCATACAGTCTCTACAATCAAACACCACAAAAAGCAGATTACTTAGATATTTGGGTACCTAGGATAATACCTGCAGATCCAGACGATTATGATTATCAAATACAACCCCAATATACATATAGACCAGACTTATTAGCTTATGATTTATATGGAACATCTAGACTATGGTGGGTTTTTATGCAAAGAAATGTTGATGTTATCTTTGATCCTGTATATGATTTCCGTGCAGGAGTTATTATCAAGTTACCCAAAAAAGGTAATCTTTTAAGATTATTAGGATTATAATATGGCTAACCCGTTAACACAAAGTACTCAAGATATTTCTAAAATGCAAGCTCAAGGATTTAATCCTTTAGACGATTTTCAAACGTTTAATAATTTGTTTACACTTGCAGGATGCACAAAAGCTCAAATTCAAGGAAATATTTCAAAGCCGAGTATTGAAAATATAGTCTGTCGTTCTCAAAGTATTGGACCCGACGGAGGATTTGATTCTGGATTTGGAAAATTTGATTATTTTATAGATGACGTAATTATTGCCACTACACCTAGGCCTAGTAAACAAACTGCAAATACATTTGCAACTAAAATAAGTTTTAAAGTTTTTGAACCATATAGTATGGGCTTGTTTATGATGTCAATGCGAGAAGCAGCAACTCGTGCAGGCTATGAATTAAACTTTAAAGAAGCTCCTTTTATTTTTATGATAGAATGGATAGGGTATAAAGACAGTAAGCCAGGAAAGCCTGACGAAAAGTTAACTAGAATACTACCTATTAAGATCACACAAATGAAATTTAAAGTTGGCACAACAGGTTCAACATATGATATAGAAGCTATTCCATATAATGAATTTGCTTTTAGAGATCAAGTTGTTAAGAACGTAAGTGATATACAAATTTCTGGAAAAAGTGTAGAGGAAATGTTAATTAAGGGTCCTCAGAGTTTATTCAGTCAATTAGAAATACGTTATAAAGAAGCAAAAGAAAAATACAATCATGAGTTTGATCAAATTCTAATATCATTTCCTAAAGACTTTACTGCAACAGGAGGAGTAGAAAATGATATTAGTAAGGCTTTTATCTATGAGGATTTTAATAATTCAGGATCACAACCTTTTCCAAATTTAAATGATCCTAATGTCTTTGACCAAGAAAAGCAAATATATAAGTCTGCACCATTTAAGTTAGAAGCAGATCGTGCATGGCATTTTACACAAGAAATATCAATCCCCGATATTATAAATGAAGTAATTATTCGTAGTAGATATATTACAGATCAGTTTACTAAAGACAATCAATTAAAAACAGATGAATACGGAATGGTAAAATGGTTTAGAATTGAAACAAGAATTACTGACGGAGAGGATGTACCGGAGCTAGGACGACATAAACGACTTATTACTTACAGGGTACTTCCATATAAAGTACATTGTCATAGATTTCTCCCGCCTGGTAAAAAGCCAAATGTTGGATTTGAAAAATTAAAAAATTCTGTTGCTAGAGTTTATGATTACATTTATACAGGTAAAAATACAGAAATATTAAACTTAGAACTTAATTTTGATATGGCATTTTTTACGGTTGTTCCGGCTGACGTAGCAACAAACCCAGGACAATCAAATGCTGGGCAAAAAGGTATCACGGCTGGTAGTCAAGAACCTGATCAGGTAATTAACCCAGGTATAAGACCGCTACCAACAATGGCTACTGGACAACTATTGCCAGCTAATGCAATGGATGTTATGAATTCTTTAACAACACGTTCAACAGGACAACAAGCACAAAACCAGCAGGATAAAAAATTAGAAGAAAAAGCTGAAATGTTAGCAGTTCAAACACCTGTAGGACAGAGAGCTGCACAATATGTTCCTCCAGGCGGCGGCGGCACAGATACTAGGGACACATCAAAAGTTCGAACTATGCAAATTCTGTTAACTAATCCTGGAGACATGGTTAATTTAAATATGGATATCATGGGAGATCCTTATTATATTCCAACGAGCGGAATGGGAAGTCAAGCAGTACAACCCAAAGGAGAACAAGAATTAGAAGATGGATCTATGAATTATCAAACAAGTGAAACTATAATTCTTGTTAATTTTAGAACTCCAACAGATTTTGATCCAAAAACAGGACTTTATAAATTTAGTCAAGGTATTGATATGTGGAGTGGATTGTATCAACTTACAGATATAGAATCTAGATTTAATCAAAATAAGTTTACACAAACAATAAAAGGTTATCGTATAAGACAGCAGCTCGGAGGCGAAAATGCTGATACTATCTTTATTAAAGAACAGCAAAAACAGCAAAATGGACAAGGACAACCAAACGGAGGAGCAGGTGATCAACAACAGCAGGGTGATCAACAAGGTGCTCCAGATGCTCAAGACGGTAGCACTCCTGTAAGTCCAGCACAGGATGCCGCCGCAGCACCGGATGTATCTCCAACTTCTTATCCTGTTCCAGGTGCACCATTAACAGGAGCAGGAGCAGTAGGACTAACTACAGTATTTGACGGACAGATGTTTCGTCAATATCCGAATCAATAAAGGTGATTTAGAATATGTCGATTGATAAAAGAGCAGATAATGTAATTAACAAATCGTTACTTCCTAACCCAGGTCCATATCTTGCAAAAATTGTTACTAATGTTGATCCTTTAAAGCAAGGTGCATTAGAAGTTGAATTATTAAGACCAATTGGTAATCAACCAGAAATGAATCAACAATTATTTGTAGTAAGATATCTGAGTCCTTTTTATGGCGTTACTAGTATAGATCATACAGCATCAGATGCAGCAGATTTTAATAATACACAAAAAAGTTATGGATTTTGGGCCGTGCCTCCTGATGTTGGTGTTACTGTTATGGTTATATTTGTAGATAGTGATCCAGGACAAGGATTCTGGATAGGCTGCGTACAAGATGCACTAATGAACCATATGATTCCAGGTATTGCAGGAAGTGAGTATACTCAAGAACAAGTTAGATTTAATGATGACACCCAATGGGGTGACATGGAACAAACACAGTCGAGATATAATACAACTTTTTTACCAGTCGGCGAAGTTAATAGAAGACCATTTAAAGAAGGTAAAGCAACACCAGATCCTAATGTTGAATCTAACAAGAAACCAATTCATCCTATTGCAGAACATATACTAGAGCAAGGACTTACTAACGATAGACATAGAGGTGTTTATACAAGTTCTGCAAGACGCGAAAGTCCTAGTAATGTTTATGGGTGGAGCACCCCAGGTCCTGTAGACAAGAGACAAAATGCTATTAAGGGAAAAGTAGGAAGAGCAAAAAATAAAATTGACAAATTTGTTAGTCGCATGGGCGGACATTGTATTATTATGGATGACGGTGATGAGCGTTTTTTACGTAAAACTAGACCCTGGGAAGGACCAGACGAATATGCTGATGTTGAGAATGGTGAAGAAGGGTTAGTTGATTGGCCTAGAGACGAGTCTTTTAGAATTAGGACTCGTAAAGGTGCTCAGATTCTTATGCATACATCGGAAGACTTCATTTATATTTGTAATTCTAGAGGTACCGCATGGATGGAGTTTACCTCTAACGGTAAAATTCAGTTTTATGCTAAAGAAGGTGTACATATGGGATCTGGATCAGATATTCAGATGACATCAACACGACATATTACTCAACATGCCAATGGGCATCACATTGTATATTCTGTAGGTAATACTGTAGTTACTACAGAAGGTGATCACAGTTTAACAGCACGTGGTAGTACATTTCATCGTAGTGATAATGATCATAGTCTTGTTGCTGCTAACCATTGTTATGTAGAAGGGCAGGCAGGACACCACATTAGAGGTGAAAATTTAAATTTCAGTGGAAATTCACATGAATGGACAGTTGGTGGTGATTTCATGATGAACGTCCAAGGAAATTTTGAAATACGATCACAAAATACAATTATAGGTGCAGACCTTAATCTTCATTTAAAAGCAGGACAAGAAGCTAGAATAAAAGGTTTAGACGTTTTCATAAATGCTGGACAAGATGTATCGATAGCACCTTCACAAGATTTTAATGTACAAGCAGAAAACAAGATATGTATGACATCAGCTGAGGACGCAAGTTTAAAGAGTGAAAAAGCGGGGATTAAACTTGATGCTAAAACTGGGCTTGATGTTAAAGTTGGAAAAGATATTAAGATCGGTGCTGAAGGGAAAATTGGTGTAGGAGCCGCCGGCGACATAATATTAAAATCAAAAGCAAATGTACATCTTAATGGACCAAATGCTGACCCGCCAGCTCCGGGACTTACAATGAATTATGATCCAAGTGATGCAGTTGAAGCAGATGAAGCTGCCGGCGCAGCAGCTCCGGCAGTTGCCGGTGGAGGAGTCTGTAGAGCAACAGAGGCACCATTAAGTGTTGCACCTAGAGTAGGGATATGTCTTAATAAATTAGTTCCAGTTAGTGAGCCTTTCCAACACGAATGCTCAGGACCTGTACAAACTAGCGCAAGAGCATTAGATTGTAGTGATCCTAGAACAGTAGCTCCGCCTCCATCACAAGGCGGCGGAGGTGGCGGCGGAGGCGGCGGCGGAGGTGGCGGCTACACTATTAGGTCGTTACCAGACGATGCAGCAAAAATTCCTTGGAGTCGCGGCGGCGGAGCTGATGGACAATTACATACAACATATAAGCACACAGATCACGATTTGGTTAACACTCCTTATGTATCACCGCCATTAGAGGCAGATTATGCAAGAAAGCATCCAGCTGAATGGACTAAGGATAAAGAGTTCCTTTCAAAGTGTGGCCAAATTGCTCAGAAATGCCAAGCTGAAATGCTTGATCTATTAACAATAATAGGACTAGAAACTGGTTTATCATTTGAGCCATCGTGTGGCAAAGAACATGGACGTATGGGTTTCTTCCAGTGGAACGACGATACAGCTGGTGAGATTGGAACATCTACTGGTGCTCTAAAACATATGTCTAGAGTTCAACAGTTAGATTATTGTGACAAATGGTTGAAGAAATGGGGCTATCCTAAGGGGTTAGAGAAAATGTATCTGTCAGTTATGGCTCCAGCAGCAATGAACATAGCTGAAGGGCAAGAAATATATAAAATGGGAACAGATGAATGGCATGCAAACAAAACCTGGAGAGAAAAACCAAGTGGTAGAATTACTCTAAAAGGAGTTAGAGATTCATTAGCAAAGATCCGTGCAAGAGTTAAAGCTATGTTAGACTCATCTGGTATCGAAACAGGACCTCAACAAGAAAAAGCTGATCAACAGAAAAAGCAAGCACAGCAACAAAATCCAACTGGAGATGTTTCAACAAATAATGCTACACCGAACCCAGGAACATCAACTTCTACACAAGCTACAGGTAATATGCCTAAAGTAGTAACTTATGCTGGACAGCAATATTTTGATGCAAAAGCAGGTTTACCTACTCCACCAGCAGGATTCCAATGGGTAGGAACAGAGTATGCATCACTTGTAAATACTGCATCAAACTCAGCAATGACAGTTCCGCAAGCACTTAGTATTTTAGGATCTATGAGAAGTGGTGGATCTAACCCAAGATAAGGGATAACTATTATTATGGCAACGGTAGGTTTTGATAACTTAAGATTAGGTCCGACTACTACAGAAGGACAACAAAAAATACTTACATCTAGAACCTATAGAGGTTTTAGCTCAGTAAATTCTTCTGTACGTAATACAATTTTATATGATCTTGAATTAATAAAACAAGATCTTATAAATCACTTTCATATACGTAAAGGTGAAAAACTTGAAAATCCCGAATTTGGAACAATTATTTGGGATGCATTGTATGAACCGTTAACTGAACAATTGAAACAAGTTATAGTTAACGATGTAACAGATATAGTTAATTCAGATCCTAGAACACAAACAGTAAAAATTATTGTAACGCAAAAAGACAATGCTATACAGATAGAAGTAACACTGATATATTTGCCATATAATATACAGGATACTATGCAGTTTAGCTTTGATAAAAAGAACGGTCTAGCGTAACTGTTATTAACTACATACATTATTATAATAATAAATAAAGAAAACAAGGTAGTTAATTTATGTCAACAACCGGAAGGCAACAGAATCTATTTCTAGCTGAAGACTGGAAAAAAATATATCAAACATTTAGTAATGCAGATTTTTCAAGTTATGACTTTGAAAATCTACGTCGTGTTATGATACAATATCTAAGAGAAAAATATCCAGAAGATTTTAATGACTATATCGAATCAAGTGAATATCTTGCTCTTATAGATTTGTTTGCATTCTTAGGACAAAGTTTATCTTTCCGTATTGATTTGAATGCTCGTGAAAACTTTTTAGAGCTTGCTGAACGTCGTGAGAGTGTTTTACGTTTAGCTCAACTTATAAGTTATAATCCATCTAGAAATATTGCAGCTAATGGACTTTTAAAGGTTGATAATATTTCTACAACAGAAGAAATATACGATGCTAACGGTAGAAATTTATCAAACTTGTCAGTTACCTGGAATGATAGTACTAACAGTAATTGGGCCGATCAGTTCACAAGAATAATGAATTCTGCAATGGTGGCAGAAAATTCTTTTGGAATTCCTGTTTCAAATGATGTTATTGGAAACATTTATTCAGAACAGTATAAGTTTAACACTACTAATGCAGGAATACCTTTATATAGTTTTAGTACAGTTGTTAATGGCACAAGTATGGATTTCGAAGCAGTTAGCACAATTATTAAAGATGGAATGATAACAGAAGAAACTCCTGCAAGAGGCAATAAGTTATCTATGATCTTTAGAAATGATTATAAAGGACTAGGAAGTATTAATACTGGTTGGTTTATGCATTTTAAACAAGGTAATCTTGTTTATAGAGAATTTACAAATAACAGTCCAACAACTAATGAAATTGTAAACATTAACGATGTAAATATTAACGACGATGATGTTTGGCTATATGGGTTAGATTCACAAGGAAATGAATCATCTCTTTGGACGAAAGTAACTGCAATTACAGGTAATAACATCATTTATAATAGTCTTAATAAGACCATAAGAAATATCTATCAAGTGCAGACTAGAGCAGGTGATACTATTTCTTTATTATTTGCTGATGGAATTTTTGGAAATTTACCAAAAGGAACATTCCGTGTATATTATAGAACATCAAACGGGTTAACATTTTTTCTTAACCCTAAGGATATGAAAAGCGTTAATGTTAAAATTTCTTATATTTCTAAAAAAGGATCTAGTGAGTCACTTACTATTGGTATGTCTCTTAAAAGTGTAGTTACAAACGCTAGTGCAGCTGAATCAATAACTGATATCAAGAGACATGCTCCTTTAACTTATTACATTCAGAATAGAATGGTAACAGGAGAAGATTATAATCTAGCACCGTTGAGTGTGAGTCAGTCTATTGCAAAAATTAAGACTATAAACAGAACATCTAGCGGTATTAGTAGAAATTTTGATCTAATTGATGCAAGTGGAAAGTATAGTTCTATTAATGTATTTTGTACAGATGGCATCATTTATAAAGAAATGATTTATAACTCATTTACATTTACATATAGATCACGTACAGAAATTAGTGCAATTATTCAAAATCAGATACAGCCTCTAGTAACATCAAAGTTTATGAGAGATTTTTATTACGAAAAGTATAATAAAATTATTTTACAAGATGTAAACCCTCAGTTTATTCAAGCAACTAGTGCAGTTAACGAGTCAAGTGGATATATTGCTGATTTAGTAGACACATTACCACTTAAAGTTGGAAGTTATACAGCTAGTAGCTTAAAATATATAGAGCCAGGGGCACTTGTTAAATTTGTAGCTCCAAACGGATTCTATTTTGATGCTAATAATAATTTAACAACCACTGAATCATCTATTACATCAACTAGTTTGTGGGCTAAAGTTGTCGCGGTTGCAGGAGACGGAACAGCAAGCGGGTATGGATTCTTAAGCTCGGGCTTTGGACCGATTGTTTTTGATCAAGTAATTCCGACATCGGCATTGGTTTATCAAATAATTCCAAAGTTTACAAGTACAATACCAGCAGATACCTTATCGTTAATTACTGAACTTATTTTTAATAATAAGAACTTTGGTTTACGATATGACCTTAACTATAGAATTTGGCAAGTTGTATATGATAGAAATCTAAACCTTTTAGACGCTTGGAGTTTAATTAAAGCAGCAGATAATACTGGTGAAAAGTTAGACAGTAGCTGGTTAGTAGCGTTTAATACAGATGGTATAACTTACACGGTAACCTATAGAGGTCTTGAGTATTATTTTGAATCAGTTTTAGAAAATAGATTTTACTTCGATGGAAGCAGAAAGATTTATGACATAACTACCGGTAAAGTAAAGAAAGACATGGTTTCTATATTGAAGTTTAACACTTTTCCTAATAGTTCTACAACATTAGGTAAAGATTATCCTTTTGAGATAATTGATGTAGCGACCGAAATGGAAGGATATGCAAGTAGTAGAACAGTAAAAATAACCTTTGCTGATCGCGATGATGACGGCACCGTTGATGATCCTGAATCGTTTAATGTAATTGTAGATGATTCTGTTGACAATCAAAATAGATTTGTATTTTTTGAAAAATATACCACAGAATCATATGTTGAAGATTATAGATATGTTGCAAACACAGAAAATAAATTTCTTATTTTTGAGTTAGAGACAGAAGTAACTAATCTTGCAGATTTTAATGATGGACAGTTATTTTATTTTTACGGAGTTGATTTAGTTAAGAGATATGTTGCATCAGAACAGAAGTTAGTTATCGATACTAATCACTATGCAGCAATTGGAAGAAATAACATTAACTTTTATTATCTTCACAATGCTGATCAAAGTTATAGAATCGATCCTAGTGCAAGTAATATAATGGATACATATATATTAACAAAGGATTATGATACTCAGTATCGTGCATGGATAGTAGGCAATATTACAGAAGAGCCTCTCCCTCCTAGCTCAACCGAATTGTTTTTAACATACGGCTCTGAGTTAAATCAAATTAAGAGTATAAGTGATGAAATCATTTATCATCCAGTAAAGTACAGGGTGTTATTTGGAAGAAATGCTTATAGTAGATTACAAGCATCTTTTAAGGTTGTAAAGAATAAAGAACAAGTTATTACTGACAATGAAGTTAAGGCACGCATTATTACAGCAATTAATCAATACTTTAGTGTTGATAATTGGGATTTTGGTGATACATTCTATTTTACAGAATTATCAACATATGTAATGAACCAGTTGGTTCCATACATTACAACATTCTTAATTGTTCCTACTAATAGTGATCAAGTTTATGGTAGTTTACAGCAGATTACATCACAACCGAATGAGATTTTTATTAGCGGAGCAACAGTTAATGATATAGAAGTTATTGATGCAATAACAGCATCTAAAATCAAAGCTCCCGGGTATATTGTCACTTCTGATACAGTCGATATTAATACTACTTTATTACAAAGCGCAATTAGTAAACTTTAATCAAGGAATATAAAATAAATGGAACAAGACGATTTTAATGAGCTTCCCCTACCGCAAGGTCCTGAGAACCAAATTAAAAGACAAACTTTTAGACACCTACCAAATTTCTTTAGAACTGATTCAAATAAGAAATTTTTAGGTGGAACAGTAGACGTTATTACACAACCAGGCACCTTAACACGTCTTAGCTCATATATTGGTCGTAGAGACATTCCGAATTATTCATTTGATGATGTTTACATTCAAGAAACATCTACACCTAGACAGTATTATCAGCTAGAGCCAGCATTTGTTAATGAGGATCCAGTAACAGGTAAAAATAGATGGTATGGTGATTATATTGATTATATTAATAGTCTTAAATATTTTGGCGCAGACGTTGTAAATCATAGTAAACTTAATAAACAAGAATCATACACTTGGAATCCTCATATAGATTGGGACAAGTTCACAAACTATCCAGAGTATTATTGGATAGCTAGTGGACCAGATCCGGTAACAATCTACGGCCAAATGGAAAATATTGTATCAGAATTTACTGTTACTTCTATTGATCAGATTGATAATAGGGGATATATTTTTACTCCAGATGGGTTAACAGTTAACCCGAGATTAACATTGTATCGTGGAGTAACATATAAGTTTAATATTAATACTCCTCATATGAAGTTTGCTATTAAAACAGAAAATGATCCAAGCGACGGTTATTTTTATAATATCGGCGTTAGTGCAAGAAATGTTGAAAAGGGTATAGTTACTTTTACAGTTCCTTATGAAGCACCAGATCTTTTGTATTATATGGATAATACTATTAGAGAAAATCTTGGTATTTCAGATTCAGTTGTAGGAATGATCGATATTAAAGATATCAAGGAAGCTTCTGCATTAAATGTAGAGACTGAAATATTAGGTAAGAAAAATTTTAAAAGTAGTAACGGTATAGAGTTTATTAATGGCTTAAAGGTAAAATTTGCAGGTAATGTTACACCTTCCAAGTATGCTAAAGGTTTTTGGTATGTTGAAGGGGTAGGTAACAGGATCGTTTTAATCAATACATTAGATTTAGAAGCCCCTGCGACATTTATTAAAGGTATTGATGTTCCCTGGGATGATCAAGGCTTTGACACATTACCTTTTGAAAATGCTGATAACTATCCTTTAACTAAAGATTATCTAGTAATTAATAGAGCTTCGCGAGATCGTAATAACTGGGCTAGAACCAATCGCTGGTTTCATAGAACAGTATTGGAAGTTACAGCTAATGCCAATGGACAAATTGCTAACCTAGATCAATCAACTAGAGCAAATCGTCCTATTATTGAGTTTGAACCTGATCTCAAATTATTCAATCATGGATATTTTGCTAAGCCAGATGTTGATTTAGTAGATACAGTTACAACTGATGTGTTCTCTACTATTGAAGGAAGTGCAGGATATATTGTTGATGGTGAGCAACTACTACCAGGTTATAGAGTATTGTTTACTGCTGATCCTGATATAACAGTACAAGGAAGAATTTTTGAAGTAAAAAGAATTACAAATGTTTACGAAAATGTAAACATCGAGACCCCTGTTGTTTCAATATCTTCTTTTAAAAATATAATAAAAGTTGCTAATACTTTTGGATTTAGACCCGGTACTAAGGTTCAATTTATTGGTAATGTAGCTGGAGGGTTGTCATCTACTTTAGAATATTATGTTATTAAGGAAAATTTTAATTCTACTAGTTTAAGTGTAAGTTTAGTCAAGGGTGGTGACGCTGTAGTGCTTACAGATGCAATTAATTTAAGTATGAAGATGATTGCTATAGGGGTTGCACGTAGAAAGTCACAGCTAACTTTACAGGAAGTAAAAGATACTGATCCTGTTGAAGGACAAATAGCATATGTAACTAAGGGAAAGAATTATAGAGGAACATCATTTTATTATCAAGATGGTAAGTGGCATCAAGCTCAGAAGAAAACTGATATAAATCAAGCACCAATGTTTGATCTGTTTGATGAGTCATTAGTAAGTTACTCTGATAAAACAGTTTATCCTTTTAGTACATTTAAAGGAACACCGCTTTTTAATTACAAAGTAAGTGAAGATAGAAATCAAAAGCCAGATAGTGAGCTTGGTTTTCCATTAGTATATCGTGCAATTGATAACGTCGGTGATATTGAATTTGAGTTTAGCTTACAAAAGGGATCGTGGTCATATGAATTAAACAACGAGTTAACTACAGTTAATTCATATGAGGGATATCTACGTAAGTGGAATTTAGATAATAACTTTTCTTATACTAATGGTTGGGTAAAAACTGATAGACCCTCAGAGCAGAATGTAGTAAGAGTCTTAAAAGTAGAGTCACAAACAAACTTAATTCCAGTTGATGTATTTGATGATACACCTATATTGTATGCTTTAGAACAGGCTAATCATATTCTAAATGGTAATCAGTTTTATATGGCAATTCAGGATAATTCCGGTAGAGAGTTATCTGATACTGATTATTGGTTGCCGTATCAGTTTAAAGATCAGTATAAAGAGGATTTTGATTTTGATACAAAGTATGCACAAAGAGACATAGTTAAGTATCGTAATCTATATTACATTGCACTTGAAGATGTTAAAGGACAGCTTCCTACTAACACTGATTTTTGGAAGTTAATATTCCAAGGATATAAGTTTAAGGGTGAATTTAATAGACTTGGAACATATCAAGTTGACGATATTGTTACGTATAACAGTTATACATATATTGCAATAAGAGATAACAATGGACAGAATGAACCTACTGACGTAATTTACTGGAAATTGTTAGTAAAAGGTCCTAGTAATTTTCAAGGTGAGTTTAATCTTGCTCCTAGTTCTTATGCAGGTGAATTTAGCCTAGGTAAAAATTATTTTGTTAACAACGTTGTTAATTACAACAACACTTTTTATATTGCAGTAAGAAATAGTGCAAACATTGATGTAACAAATACAAATTATTGGGAAGCATTACTTCCTGGAAGTTATAATCCAGAAACAGGGTTAAAGAAAACTGTAACTTATAAAGCTAAAGACATTGTAAGTTATGGATTATATCTTTATCTTTCAATTGGAACAGAAAACACAGGTAATTTGCCAACTGATACAAATTATTGGATGCAATTATCTTCTGGATCAACTTTTCCAGTTTATTATAATACAGGAGCAATGTATCATACAGGACAAATTGTAGCTCTTGATGCAAGACCAAAGATTGATTATAGAATACGTGTATATGTTAATGATGTTAAAAGAACAGATCTATCACTTAATATAGTTGATGGAGTTGCTTATATTACTTTTGACACACCTTTATCTCCAGGAGACAAGGTAGTTTATAAGATACGTTCTATATCAAATAAAAATGTAAAAGGTTATTATGAAATACCATTAAATTGGCAAAACAATCCGTTTAACGAAACACTAGATACATTTTCGTTTGGTGAAGTTCTTGATCATACAAAAACTATAGTAGAAAATTCTCCAGGATTTACAGGAAAATTTCCTGGAATTAATAATCTATCAAACTTAGGGCCAATATCACAGTACGGCCGTAAGTTTATGCAGCACACTGGACCGATGAGTTTATCTGCATTTTTAATGATTGATAAAAAAGTTAATATCATTAAGGCATTACAATGGTGTAGCCGTGAATATACACAATTCAAAAAAGATATTGTATTTAGAATGCAAACATCAGGTTATGATGGAACACCTAGAGACATTGCTGATCAACTTTTACAAGATTATTCAAAATCAAAGAACTTAGGAAAGTCGGCATTTTATTTCTCAGACATGGTGCCTTACTCAGCATCCTCAGTAAGAGAGTATTCTGTTGATGATCCTAGATTCCCAATTTTTTCTATTGATAGTTTATTCAATCCATTAGAACATACTAGAAGAGCAATACTTGTATATCTTAATGAAGTACAATTACTTTATGGAAAAGATTACGAATTTGATACAGAAGATGCATTTATTAAAATAATTGCACCTATTTACGAAAATGACATTATTTTAATTAAAGATTATAATACAACTAACGGGTGCTATGTTCCTTTAACTCCGTCTAAATTAGGTTTATATCCATTGTACGAACCTATGATTTATCTTGATACTACATATAGAAAGATAGTCCTTAACGACGATGGAACCGAGTCAACAGTTGTTGAAAGTCGTAAAGTAATACAAGGTCACGACGGTAGTCTCTTTACTGCTTATAACGATTATAGAGATGAAGTATTATTAGAAATTGAAAAAAGAATTTTTAATAACACTAAAGTTCATTATGATCCAGAAATTTTTGATGTCAATGATGTAATGACTGGATATTACCGTCGAACAGATTTTACTAAAGCAGAAATTAATGATATTCTTATAACTGAATTCTTAAGATGGAATCAAATTCCAAGTCTTGATTTTAATTCACCTGAGTTAAGAATACCTGTTCCGGGTATCGATCTTGAAAAAACTCCTCCTAGATATAAATGGGTAGATGGAGATTCGTTTACTTACAATTATAATAAATCATATGCTCCGAATGGTGTAGAAGAATTGCACGGTTATTGGAGAGGTGTGTACAAGTACTTCTATGATACAGATCGCCCTCATACACATCCTTGGGAAATGCAAGGATTTAGTATTAAGCCAATGTGGTGGGACGAAGTTTATGGCCTCGCTCCATACACTTGTGATAATGTTATTATGTGGGATGCAATTGAAAAGGGACAGATTGGTGATCCAAATAATCCAAGAATAAACACAAAGTATGCTCGTCCAGGATTAAGTTTATACATTCCGGTCGATAGTGAAGGTAATTTATTAAGTCCTATAGAAAGCGGATTAGCATATAACTTCTCAAAAGTTAATTCTATAGGAAGGTACACATTTGGTGATCAAGCTCCAGTAGAAACAGCATGGCGCCAGTCTAGCGAGTATCCTTTTGCAGTTATGATTGTAATGTGTACATTAAGAGGTGCCGAATTTATCGGTAAAATGTGGGATAGATTTACAATTAAACGTGATATTACAGGACAAATCTATTCAACAGTTACAAAGAAAAAATTAAACACAGCTGAGCTACCTTTTGCTAATGAATTGCAAGAAGATGGAACTAGGACTTTTACTAGCGGTTTAGCTAACATCATTGATGAATACGTTTTGATTTATCAAAACATTGATTATGATTATTACAAAAAATTAATTAGAGGTTTAGATGTTAAGCTAAGGTATCGTGTTAGCGGATTTACTAGTAAAGAAAAAATAAAGGTTTTACTAGATAGTCGTACACCTAATTCTTCCGGTACAGTATTTTTACCTTCAGAAAATTATAAAATATTTTATAACAAGAGTGCTCCTGTAGAAACTGTAACATATAGTGGAGTTATTATAGAAAAATCAGATTACGGATATGCTGTTACAGGATACGATTCTTTAAAAAGTGTATTTGAAATATTTCCAGCAAGACTATCAGCATCTGATGTTTTAATTAATGTTGGCGGAATATCAGATAGTTATGTTGATTGGGCACCAGGACAGTATTATGTATCTGGGCAGCTTGTTAAGATACAATCAAATTATTATAGAGCATTGCTAAATCACACATCTAGTATTTCGGTTGGTGAGGATATTGATGCTAAAAAGTGGCAAAAATTACAGTCATTACCTATTACAGGAGGGCGTGATGCATATGTAAGAACTAAGTTTATTAATGTTCCTGTAAAAGTACCATATGGAACGGTGTTTACTGATATTCAATCTGTAGTTGATTTCTTATTAGGGTACCAAGCAAGGCTTAGAGATTGGGGGTTTCAATTTGATGACTTTAGTAATGATTTAAATTTACCTCTTAATTGGTTAACGAGTGCTAAAGAGTTTATGTTTTGGACTTTACAAAATTGGGTCAAAGGATCTGTTATTACACTAAGTCCTGCTGCTAATAATTTAAAGTTTAAACCTACGATCAATGCATCTGTTGACACATTAGACAGTGATTTTTATGAGTATTCAATTTTTAAAGCCGACGGCTCCCCGTTAAAAACAGATCTTACAAATGTCTACAGAGAAGAAAATGGCTTTACAATTAAACCGTCAAGTGATACACAAGAAGGCATTTTTCATTTAAGAACCAGTCTTGTATACCAAGAGCATGTAATTCTTTTTGATAATGTGTCTATTTTTAATGATGTTGTATATGATGTAGTGCCAGGATATAGACAAGGTCGCTTAAAGTTAATTGGGTTTAAGACTAATAATTGGGACGGAAGTTATTATACTCCAGGATTTATGTATGATAATGCTGAAATATTCGAATGGCAGCCTAATACTGATTATAATATTGGTGATGTAGTTGAGTATCAAAGTTTTTATTATACTGCTATAGCTAAAGCAAATGGAACAACAGATTTTGATTATACTAAATGGAGTAGGTTATCAGAAAAACCAGAACCAAAGTTAGAACCAAATCTCGATTATAGAATTGATCAATTCCGTGATTTTTATAGTCTTGAATCTAGCAATTTTGATTCAAATCAACAAGCATTAGCAAGACACTTAACTGGCTACCAACCTAGACAGTATCTTGAAGATATCATTATTGATGATGTTTCTCAATACAAATTCTATCAAGGGTTCATTAAGGAAAAAGGCACACTCAATAGCATAACAAAACTTTTTGATGCTCTTCGTACTAGTGGTTATAGTAATATAGATGTTAAAGAAGAGTGGGCATTTAAGGTTAGTGATTTTGGAGCATCAGATGCTTATGTAGAATTAGAATTTGTTTTAGATGAAACTAAATTCCGTCATAATCCTCAAAATGTTGTTTTAACATTAGCTTCTACTGAGTTTGATGATTCGGCTGTTTATAATATAACTGTTAATGACACAGCCAAAAAAACAATTAGTTATGATGCTAATCCCTTTGTTACTAAGGCTTTAGATTTTACAGCAAAGAATTATGGGGTCTTTAAGTACCGTACTGCTGGATACGTTAACCCAGCAAATGTTGATCATATAGTATATGATGAAAATGCATTACTTAACTATGACTTAACTTTGTTAAAACATAAAGATAAAATATGGATAGGAAATACACCTAATGGTGAATGGAATGTTTTAGAATATTATAATACTAGGGCATTAATCACTAGTTGGGAAAGAATTAATAATGTTATAAACCTAAGTGTTAGTATAATGCCAAATTTACTAATTGGAGATCTCATATCAATAACTAACTTAGAATTGTTAAATGGTATTTACAAAGTAGCAGGGATTTATTCTAATCTTATACAGGTTTATACTAATAATCCATCGATTGGTACAGTAAATTTAGATAGTACACACGGTGTACTCTTTAAGTTTGAACAGGTAAGATATAGATCAGCTTCTGCTATTACAGCTAATCATTATAGTGACTTAAACATCACAGGTGAGTGTTTATGGATAGACCAAGACTTTAACAATAGATGGAAAGTGTTAGAAAATACTAACCCATTTAACGCTGGGAAATTATCACCACCAAATTTTTTATTATATACAAATTCGTCGAAAGGTAGTGAAGTTAAAATCAGTGGTAATGGAAAATATTTGTATGTTAGTGCTATAGGTATAGGAACCGGTAATGTCTTGGTTTATACTAGACCTAATAATTTATCAGAATGGGTATTTTTACAGACACTATCTATGCCTGCAGGGTTTACTTCTGGAATCAGTAGCACAGAAAAATTTGGGTATAGTATTGATGTATCATATGATGCTCGTTTATTAGTTATAAGTGCACCGGATGTTAGTGCTATTAAAAGTTTGTATGCAGGGGAGTTTGATCCTAATTCAAATTATGCACCAACAATGGTTGTTAGATATTTGAATCAGCTCTGGCAAGCTAAAAATTACATATATGGTGATGGATCTACAATTGATATATTCTCACAAGATTGGGAGTTACTTAGAAGTATCTGTCCTGTTTACGAAGGAGCAGCTGATAGCGGATTAACTAAACAAGGAGCAGTATTTGTTTACGTACTTGATCCAGGTAGAAGAATTTATGAAAGAGATACTTTAGAATTACGTAACGAGTACAATGATCTTGTTACAAGAGAGCAAATTATTTGTTCTTATCATCCTTTAGAAAATGAGAGATTCGGAACTAAAGTAAGATTAGCTCAGTATGGAAATGAATATTGGTTGTATGTAAGTAGTGAATATGTTGAGAAAATAGGAGCTGTACAAGTCTTTATAAGAAGAGTAACCGGTACTTGGGAATACAACTTAGATCAGCAATACCTTAATTTTGATTATTCATCTATAATTTATAACTCGCCTGCACTTATAAACTCAAATAGTTTGTATGGGTATGATGTAACAGTAGGTGGAATAGATAATAATAGGGTTGCAATCTCAGCGCCATTTCTCAATGGCGGAGCAGTTTATGTGTTTAACAAAAATGGAGGTGTATTTAATTTAATAAAAATAATTGATCAATATACTATTGCTGACCTTAATATAAATTCTTTAAACAATTATCAAATAAACAATTTAGATTATTTTGGTTATAGTATTTCTATGAAAGGTGAGATGTTGTTTGTATCATCACCAAACAATGATACAAAAAATACAAATGTTGGAGTTGTTTATAGGTTTAATAGTATATTTGTTCTGGAACAAATTATTGTACCACCGTTAGCAGTTCAGAATGAAAGATTTGGTACTAAGATTGATACTGATATTAGCCAGAATATATTAGTCGTTACATCTGCAGGTGGTAATACTATTATGACCACAGCATTTGATACATATATTGACAGAGCAGTCTTTACAAACGATTCAACTAGAAATTATGTTCTTGATACAAATAGTTTAAAAGCAGTTAATGCTACAACATTTGACGCAGAAGCAACAGCTTTTTATGATCGTGTTGCATATACAGGAGCAGCATACACGTATGATAATCTAGACAGAAATTACATTTATGGTAATAAATTAACACCTGTGGATCAGTTAGTAACTAACGATAACTTTGGTTCAGCAATTTCTGTAGTTAAAGATAGCATTGTAGTTGGTGCTCCACAACGCCAGAACGGAGCCTTTATACCAGGTATTGTATATACATTTGATTTTAATAGTCAAAGTTGGTTAGAAATAGCATCACAAGGCGAAGTTGTAGATGTTTCTAAATTTAAGAAAGCATTTGTTTATAATACATCTACAAATAAATTAGTTGATAATTTAGATATTATAGATCCTCTAAAAGGATATATTGCTGGTCCAGCTGATCAAGAAATAATGTATCAGACTATGCGCGACCCGGCAGTATATACGTACACAGCCGCTAGTATAGTTAAAACAGACCAGTCTGATCCATGGCTAGACGAACATGTTGGCGAGCTTTGGTGGGATCTATCAAGAGTTAAGTGGATTTGGTATGAGCAGGGTAATAGTAGCTATAGAAATTCCTATTGGAATGTTTTATTTCCAGGATCTAGTATTGATATTTACGAATGGACAGAAACTACACTATTACCTAGTGAGTGGCTAGCAGCAGCAACATCTAATGATGCATTATTGAAAGGTATCAGCGGAACACCGATATACATAAACGATCTTACATATAGCACTAAGCAAAAGTATGATACAGCGACTGGATATCTAACTACTTACTATTATTATTGGGTTAAAAATAAAACTACAGTTCCTAGAGTAAAGTTTAGAAGTATATCAGCAGCCGATGTTGCACAATTAATATTTGACCCATCAGCAGTAGGTTACAAATATATTGCTGTTACAGGATCTAACAGTTTATCATTAGTTAATATTAAACCAGATATATATCAAAGAGATATAAACCTTAATATACAATATTATCAAGTAGATAATGATAATTTAATAGTTCACAGAGAATATGCATTAATAGCTGCAAATGATGCAACGTCTATTATTCCGGCTATTATTGAAAATAAATGGATAGACAGCCTTTGCGGTGATAATATATATGGACAGATAGTTCCGGATCCGAGGTTGAGTCTACAACAAAGATATGGTACAAGAAATGAGCCAAGGCAAGGGTGGTTCGCTAATAGAAGAGAAGCATTAAAACAATATATTGAGTATTTAAACTCAATATTACTTGATAATCAGATTGTAGATACAACTAACTTCGAAAAGTTAAATGAAGAGGAGTTACCTCCTACAATAGACTCAGGTAAAATTGATCAGATTGTAGATATTGTTGACGATTTAAGATTCATTGGTACGCTGAAAATTAAGACAGCAAAAGCAATACCTGTAATCAAAGACGGTCAAATTTTAGTTGTAATTGTTACAGATCCAGGATACGGATACAAAGTTGCACCTACAATTAAGTTAATGGGAACTGGTACAGGTGCAACTTTAAAATCTGTAATTAATGAAAATGGATCAATCATAAGAATTGACGTAATACAAAGAGGTAGTGGATACGATTCATACTCAGCTACTATTTCTATTAGGAACTATTCAGTATTAGTTAAGGTCGACGATGATTCATTTGGCAGTTGGAGTGTATATGATTGGAGTGGTGATGTAACTAAAAATTGGTATCGTATTAAGACACAAGGGTGGAATGTTAAACGATACTGGAATTATGCAGATTGGTATGCAATAGGATATAATGCAGAATCAAAAGTAGGATTTACTGTTGATCAAACAGTTAATCTGGAAGGGTTAAACTCACAAGTAGGTGATCTAGTTAAGGTTAATAATGTAGGGGGACATTGGTTACTACTTCGTAGGATTTCTGAATTAGAAGATCCAAATTATACAGTTACATACGAAGTTGTTGGTAAGCAAAACGCTACAATTCAATTTTCAAAAGACTTATATAATATGTATTATGGGTATGATTCGTTGTATAGTTATGATAAAAATTTATATGACCAAGGGCCAGGAATCGAGTTAAGAATTATATTAAATGCTGTTCGTGATAATATTTTAACTGACGAGCTTAGAATTGAATATATTAATATATTCTTTAATAGTGTTAAGTATGCATTAACAGAACATATGTTTGTTGATTGGGTATTTAAATCTAGTTTTATAAAAATTAATCATAATGTTGGAACTTTGAAACAAAGAATTACATATCAAAGTGATATGCTTTCAAGTTATCAAAAGTATATTGAAGAAGTTAAACCTTATAAGACTAAGATTAGAGAATTTACTGATACTTATAATTATGTTGATCCTTCAAACCAACAAACAACAGACTTTGATTTATTCTCGTATTATAATCCTAGCTCAGGGTACATTGAACGTACATCTCTTCGTTCAGCTTACATTGATTCATATCCGTGGAAGAATTGGCTCGATAATTACCTATATGAAGTTGATGAAATAATAATTCATGATCAAGGTAATGGATATGTCTCTATTCCTAAAGTTATAATTAGTGGCGACGGCCGTGATGCTTCTGCTACAGCTTATATTGCTAAAGGTAAAGTAATTAAGATTGTTGTAGATAACCCAGGATATGGATATTCCTATTCACCATCTATTTTTATTAGTGGCGGCAATGGTGACGATGATAATAATAGAGCTAAAGCAGTAGCAATAATAGGAAATCATAAAGTACGCACTAACTTAATCGGCATGAAGTATGATAGAATATCACTTTCGTATACAGTTACTGATTTTACATATACAGATACGTTCTCAGGAACAGGAGTTGATCGTAAATTTAAATTAACGTATGCACCGGATATTAAAAAAGTTAATTTTAATATTCTAGTTAATGATGTGGAAATTTACGGATCACTGTTTGATGTTTCGATTGTTCAAACAATGCATGACACATATTCTGCATTGGAAGGATATGTAATATTCAAAGATGCACCAACAACTGGTGTTAATAATGTTGTAATTTCATATAAAAAGAATATCGCATTATTCAACGCAGCAGACAGAATTAATGATGCATATGAGCCAACTGTTGGACAATATGGTAAAGAATTAGGCCAACTAATGGCAGGAGTTGATTACGGTGGAGTTCAAGTAACTAGTATCGATTTTGATGTTGGTGGCGGCTGGGATGTATTACCTTGGGATGCAGCATCCTGGGACAATGTTCTTAGCACAAATGACGATTTTGTAGTTGTAGTTGACGGAAGCACGAGAACTTTTGCACTTCCATATATTCCAGCAGCTGGTGTTATTATTAACGTCTATGTTAATAATAAGAGAATTGATGATCCTTATTATAATGTATATGATGGAACTACAGTTCAACCTAATGGATTAATCGAAGCACCACTTGGACGTTTTATGAACTCGTTTGTTGGTGATAGTATTCATAATGAAATTACTATTCCTCTAAATTATAATTTAAATGATAATGATTATATCACTTTCCGTAAGAGTACAAGTGATGGAACTATATTGCCTACTGATCAAAGTCTAATAGATTCTTTTGTTCAAGGTGGTGATTTAGCATATACTACAGCCCAAGGAGTTAAGGCCGAAGAAATTATCATAGATGGCGACAGTCTAATTACCTCAGATACTAGTCATGGCCCAGAAGAATTAGTTCAAGGATCGGTAGTTGATACATTAGATTTTAAAGTATATCACACACCATCCGACGGTGGACCAAGCATTTATGTTTATAATCTACTAGGTAACGGGGTTGATAGTACTTTCTCACTTACACAATTACCAGAAACTATAACAGGAACATTGTTAATTGTGAACAATGTTGCTTTAGAGCTTACTGTTGATTATCAAAACAAGACATTTACAATTTATCGATTTAACTATGATATAAATGAGCTTGAACTATATGTACCACCGGTTGATTCTCAAATTGCTATAATAAGCATTGATACTGCCGGGTATGATATAACTGAAAAAACTACATTTATAGGCGACGGAAGTAGTATTGAATACTTAACATCTTCAAACTGGAATAATGGAGATGTTAGTGGTTTCATTACTATTAACGGTGAGCCTGTTGAATTTGATATTAAAGAAAGTAATGATGCATATGACGCAATAGGTAATGTTGTTATTGAATTTAGACAACCCCCCGCTGATGGCGATCTAGTTGTAGTAATGCTCTTTAGAGGTAAAATACAGAAGTGGAGCGAAGTAAAAGCACAGTATATTCCCGTTGTTGCCGATACATATGTATATTCTTTAAATAGACTTCCTGCTAACTTAGGACCTTTAAGTGCAAATACACTTGTTATAGCTGATACAATAACAGCTACAGAGTTCTTACAGTCACCTGATTTAAAATATTACACATATGACGGTACAAATACATTGTTTATTAATGATCTTCGTTATATATCTAATTCAATAAAACCAGGTGATTTAAATGTTTATGTTAATGGTATTAAAATAGTACCGATTAGAGATTATCTCTTTGATACAGTTCAAATGACTGTAACAATGAATCCTGATATTGTTTCTTTAGGTGATGAAATTACAATAGAAATTCTTTATCTAGCAGATTATTGGATAGATAGCGGATCAATAGTTATCAGTAGAAAGAATTATAGTATAGTTAATCAAAAGACTTTAATAGTTAATACTTTCACTAATCACGATGTTTTAAAAACTAAGAGAAAGACATTTGGATTTAGCTTTGCTATTGGATATGATGTACAGCCTTATGATGTAACACAGTATGATCTAACTAATGGAACATATAATACTAGTGGCATATTTGATTTACCGAGAAAAATTGCATCAAAGAGTGGTGTTTTAGTAATTCTAAACAGAAAGATTTTAACTCCAAATGTTGATTATGTTGTTTTAGACAATCTTACACAGATTAGAGTTATTCTTCCAGATCAATTAAGCAGCAGCAGCTATTTAGAAGTTGTTACAACTAATGACAAAGTTGTCAAACCTAGTTATGGCTTTAGAGTCTTTAAAGACATGCTTAATAGAACTAGTTATAAGAGACTAGATCGTATTAAAACAACTAAATTAAGACAAGATTTAACATACCTCGATACACACATAGTTGTTTATGATGGGTCAGTGTTGCCAGTTCCAGTTAAGGAAACAAATCTTCCAGGCATAATCTTTATTAACGGAGAAAGAATTGAATATTTCGTTAAGGAAGGAAATACTCTAAGTCAACTTCGTAGAGGAACGTTAGGAACAGGCACTAAAAATTATTATCCTCAAGGAACTATGGTAGAAAACATGGGTGCTGAAGAGACTGTACCATATAGTGATGAAGAAAATAAGTCAACATTCTATGGTGATGGTACTACACAAATATTCTACATTGATATGATTCCACAGGTTGCTTATAACACTGTAGCTGATGATAGTACTGTTGATACTAATTGGTATAGAGAAACTATTCCTTGGACTTATGGACAGTGTGATCAAATTGAAGTGTTTGTTGCTGGTAAGAGATTAAGTAAAGCCCCTTATAAACTTTATGATCAAGCATTAGGACAAGATAGTTACAACGGTAATGGTGACAAATTTGTAGAAGCAGATTTTTCAGTTACTGGTCTTGATTACGGTGTAAGACTTACTAAGGCGCCCGAGCCTGGTGAATTAGTAGTAATAGTATATAAGACTGGTAGATTGTGGCAAAACGTTAATGAAAATGCATCATTAGTTCATAGTGATTCTGATATAGCAAAATTCTTAACAGCAGCGCAGGTGAATTTGCCTAAATAAATAAAGTGAGTTATAAAATGACAAAAGACACCAAACCCGTTAGGAAAACTAAAATACAGGATGACAAAATGACCACAAAGCCGGACGAAAAAGGTCCCTTTCATATCGAAGGACATATAAAAATATTTGATCCTGAATCAGGACACGTTTATATCAATAAGAGAAATGCTATTCACTATGAAAATATGAGTGTAGCATTAGCAGAAAGCCTTGCTAATTCAGGCCAAGGAACTATTTTCGAAATGGCGTTTGGTAATGGTGGGACTATTGTTGATCCTACAGGTATTATTACATATCTAACACCTAACACAGTTGGTACTAACAGTACTTTATATAACGAAACTTATTCGAAAGTGGTTGATGACCGTAATGTTGCTAATGTTGATCCTACTCGTAATAAGTTAGAAACTAGGCACATTACCGGTACAAGTTATACAGATATTGTAGTTTCTTGTTTATTAGATTATGGTGAGCCATCAGGACAGGAAGCATTTGATAACGTAGCAAGTATTAATAGTGAATTTGTTTTTGATGAGTTAGGATTAAGAGGATACGATCCAAATGCAACAAATTACTCAGGAAAACTATTAACGCACGTTATTTTTCATCCAGTTCAGAAGAGCTTGAACAGATTAATACAAATAGATTACACAGTAAGAATACAAAGTTTATCAGGATTTAACGGATAATGAGCTATACAATCAAATATACCGATTTTAATAACAAAGGAGTTATCATAGTTAATGATAGCACCTTAAATACTCAAACAAGTCTTGCATTACCGGGACGAAATCAACGTGGATATAGTGTAGCTATAGCAGAAAATTTCTTGCATTTGTTAGAAAATTTTGCTAATTCCGATGCTCCGTCCAATCCTGTAGAAGGACAAATATGGTATGATACTTCAAATGGAGTAGAAGACCTAAAAGTATTTGATGGAACAAGTTGGAAATTAGCAGGATCTGTTAGAAAAGGTAATAATAATCCTGAAAATGCAATATTAGGAGATCTTTGGGTTGACACAGATAATCAACAATTATTTCTGTTTAATGGTGCAACTTGGGTTTTAGTAGGTCCTACATTTAGTGGAGGACTAACCACAGGTGCAGTTGCTGAAACTATTTTAGATTCTACAGATACTCCTAGAGTCATACTTAAGATTTATGTAAATGACGAAGTTGTTTCGATTTATAGTACTGATACTTTTATACCAAAGATTGCTATTGAAGGGTTTGCAACAATTAAATCAGGTATGAATATTAGTATTAAAGATTTTAATAATGACGGTATAATAGATACAAAGTACTGGGGAACATCTGAAAGATCTGAAAATTTATTAATCGGCTCAGAAATTGTACCAGCATCGCAGTTTTTTAGAAAAGATGCACCTAATCTTACAAATTATACAATTACTGTTAGAAATAACCAAGGGTTAACTTTAGGAACAGAGTCACAATTAAGACTATCGATTGATAATAGTAGCATAGGAAGTATATATCACTCAACACCTAGTTCAGCATTTGACGTTAAAATTAATAGAAATGGTTCTTCAACAACATTGATTAGAGCAAGTTCAAATGGTAATGTAGGCATTGGTGTTAATAATCTGTCTCCTGCATATAATTTAGATGTTCTAGGAAACTCTAGATTTACAGACATTGTGAAAATTCAAAGCACATCAGACGTTGATGCTCCTTTAGGTGCTGCTTTACAAGTTTCTGGAGGGTTAACGGTAAACAAATCATTTACAGTTTCTGGAAATGCAATGATTACTGGTATTACTTTAGTTGGAAACAGTATCACTCCACTAGGTGACAGAACATTTGATATAGGAACTCCTGATAATGCATTTAACAATGTTCACGCAACAACTTTTACTGGTAATGTTATCGGTGATGTAACTGGAAATATTTCAGGATCAGCTGGAAAAGCTAATATGTTAGTAGCAAGCACTACATTTACTATTACAGGAGATGTAACAAGTAATACTTTTAGCTTTGATGGAGTTTCGGGAGGACAAGCTAAAACTTTTGAAACTACAATTAGTCCAGATTTTGTTCACTCAAAGCCTGAAGTTACTGACGTTTCGAATATTGATGAATTATTAGTTTATCGTGCAGGAACAGGTTTAAGGAAAATGTATAGAACTACATTTTTTAACCAAGTTCCTTTAGTTCCAGTTGGTGCTATATTTCCTTTTGCAGGCACAGTTTTACCTCCAGGATATTTATTTTGTGACGGTAGCGAAAAAAGTAGATCAACTTATGCAGAATTGTTTGAAGTAATTGGGTATACATATGGTGTTCCAGCAAATTTACAAGGTACAGGAACATTTAGGTTACCTGATTTTAGAGGTAAATTTGCAATGGGCCGTAACAACATGGATAACGGCGATTCTGTCAACTCTAACTCAGGATTAATTGATAGTAATACACAACTAGCTAACGGTACAACACAGTCAACAGCAGGAATTTTAGGTAATTCAAATGGTAGAGATGAAGTTTCGTTAGATGTATCTAATGTTCCAACTCACAAGCACAATTTTGTTGGCAGCGAAGGCACAAATTTTTATGCAACTAACAACAATTCAGGAGTACCTACAGACACTAATGCATTTGTAGGTAACTGGCCTACAGGAACTAATCAAGGACAATATATTTCAACTACAGGTAATATGATAAATGCATCTACGGATATAAACGGAAATTATGTTGTTACACCAGTAGATGTTATGAATCCATACTTAACTATTAATTATATCATATTTTCAGGAAAATACTAATGACATATATTATTAACAAAACTAATGGTGATCTACTTACAACATTAATTGATGGGTCATTAGATGACACAACAGATCTTACACTTATTGGTAAAAACTTTACTGGATATGGTGAACAGTTAAATGAAAATTTTGTAAAATTATTAGAGAATTTTTCAAGTGTTAAAGAACCGGCAAAACCTATAACTGGGCAGGTATGGTTTGATTTAAGTGCTAATATATTAAAGGTATATACTCCTACTGGTTGGAAAACAACCGGTGGACCGTTAGTCACCGACGAGCACCCTCTGGATTTTAATACAGGTGATTTATGGATTGATAGTGTAGAAAACCAGCTATGGTATTTTACTGGTAGTGACTTAGTATTAGCAGGTCCTATATGGAAGAGATCACAAGGAAAAACAGGCTTTGTTGCAGAAACACTGTATGATAGAAGTGGAAATCCTAAAGCAGTCCTTTATCTTTACGTTGCTAACTCGCTATTAGGCGCATATTCAGCAGAAGCATTTGTACCAGTTCCAGCAGTTCCAGGATTTGCTGACGGTTTCCTTAAAGGTTATACAAGTAACAGTCAAGTTTCTTCTATTATTAGCGGTACTGCATCAAATTCTGAAAAATTAAACAACATAAGATCAAGTCAGTTTATGAGAAGCGATGTAGCTACTGTAAATTCCTATAAGATATTGATCCAGAACGATCTTGGATTAACAGTAGGAACTAGACAGGTAGGTGATTTTAAAGCTGAAGGCATTAACCTTGTAATTGAAAATACAATATCTGAAGGTGATATTGTTGTAAAGACTAATAACGATACTGGTGTTTATTATCCTATATATGTTGACTCAGGAAATAATAGAGTCGGTCTTTACACTATGAATCCAGAACATGCTTTAGATGTTGCAGGAAATGTAAGAGTTAGAGGCGATTTAATAGTTGAAGGATCCAATACTACTATCAATTCTACTGTATTAAAGGTAGAGGATAAAAGTATAGAATTAGCAGTTTCTGATACTCCTAGCGATTTGCTTGCAGATGGAGGTGGGATTGTTGTACGAGGAACAACAGATAAAACTATTCTTTATACTAATTCTAATTCATCTTTTACTTTTTCTGAGAATATTAATTTACAGTCAGGAAAACATTTATCAATTAATGGCTCACCGATATTAACGAGTACAACTATATCAGTAGCTAATGCGCCAAATCTAATTTCGGTTGGAAATTTAACAGATCTAGTAGTTGCTAATATAGCAGTTACTAATAATAGAATTTCAAGTGTACTTACAAATCAAGATATTGAATTAAATCCTCAAGGTACAGGAAATATAGCATTAATTGGTACACCGAGAGTAACAGGGCTTGGTGTGCCAGTAGATGCAAGTGATGCTGTTCCAAAAGTTTATTCAGACTTTGTTTCAAAGATACAGTCATTATCAATATCTATGATTGACAATGGTTTAACAGGACCTATGAATAATAACATAATATTATTTTTACAAGATGTTGCTCCTGCAGAGATTTTTGTACCAGGAAAGTTAGCATATGTACATGTGCAACATTTAGGAACAGGAACACCACCTCTTGTAACAAGATACCTTAAAAGATTCGTGATAAATCCAAGTGGGCAGTGGCAGTTCGATACTGATTTACCTAGCAGTATTTGATAAATACTTGCAACGCACCATGAGGACCAGGAGCTTCTAGAATGCCATATCAAATTAATAGATACAACGGACAGCCATTAGTAACTGTCGATGAAGGTACTTTAAACAATCAAAGTACTACCCTTAGATTAATAGGTAAGAATTACGCCGGATACGGTGATATTCAAAATGAGAACTTTGTTTACCTAACAGAGAACTTTAGTAATTCGGCACCACCCCCTAATGCATTGAGCGGACAGATATGGTATGATTCTGCTAATAGAAAGTTAAAATTTTGGGATGCAGCACGTTGGAGAACTACAGGTGGTGCAGAAATCGGAACAACTCCTCCTACAGGATTAACAACTGGTGATTTTTGGTGGAATACAGACTCACAACAATTATATGCTTATGACGGTGTGTCAAACTTTGTGCTTATAGGTCCGCAGTCAGTTCCAGGATCAGGACGTACAAATTGGGAAAGTATAAGTTTATTAGACGATCAAAATAACAGACATGCTGTTATGATTGCATATATTGATGGTAAAGCAGTTTATATTGTAAGTAAAGATACCTTTAATCTGAATCAAATAGTAAATCCTATTGTTGGATTTGGGCTAATACATCAAGGTATGACACAGGTTGACACAAATACTAGTGGTGTTACTACAACGTCATATCGTTTCTGGGGTACAGCATCTGATACAGACAAGTTAGGCGGTAAAAATGCTAATGAATATGTAACGTCATTAAATGCAGTATTCAGCGGTGTAGCAAGTTTTGATGATGAGGGTTTTACTGTTGGTAATGATGACGATTTAAGAGTTTGGATAAACACAGATATTCCAACAATACAAAATCAAGTTTCTAATAACATTAAGTTTAAAGTTAAAAATGGAGCAAATCTAGATAATGTTGCTCAAGTTTTAGGAATAGCATTTGATCCAGGTATAACAGATACTTACGATTTAGGTGAGCCAACTCTTAGATGGCGTAAGATTTATGGTAAAGAAATTTATGGCGAAACTTTTTATGGTGGTACATTTGTAGGAACATTTACTGGTGCATCATCCAAAGCAGATACACTTCTCTTTGCTCGTGCTTCAACAGTTGACAAATATCGTTCTGCAACTGATTTAACTGTAGGTGATAGTATTGTAGCTAGAGACAGTAATGGTGATTTTTCTGCTAACATTGTTAATGCTATAGCAACAAGGGCACAATATGCTGACTTGGCAGAAAGATATGAAGCAGACGGAAGTTATGAGCCGGGAACTGTTGTAATTTTTGGCGGTGAAAAAGAAATTACACTAACTAATACAGTAGGTGATTATAGAGTTGCGGGTGTTGTATCTACTGCTCCAGCATACTTAATGAATGACCATGATAAAGACAGTCCGCCGATTGCTCTAAGAGGAAAAGTTCCTGTTAAGGTTACTGGTAAAGTTAATAAAGGGGATATTTTGATAACAAGTGAAATTCCTGGATATGCAATCGTTGCAGCTAATCCGTTAGAAATACCAGCAGCTTCGATAGTAGCTAAAGCAATCGACAATAAGGTAGATGATGGCCTTGGTGTAGTAATGGCAGTCATAGTTTAACGGAGAATTGAAATATGGCTACCCAAGGCTCAATAATTAGGGCAAGTGACTTTAATGAACTACAAAATATGTTATCTAGGATTTTGGGGGATAAGAAAAATGATTATCCCAGTGATCCAATAGCAGGTACTTATGGTTACGGTCAAAATGTTTTAGGTACTACAGTTACAACAGGTATAGATGTAGTTGAAGCAATACAAATTGCTAAATTAAAATCTGATGTTTTAAAAGTAGCGACCCACTGTGGATTGCAAAACGATCCTCTTGTAACGGCATTGCCTACAGTAACTTCTGGTAGTATTATTTTAGCAAGCCATTTTACTGCTTATAAAAACTGTTTAGATCTATTAACAGTACAACGATTTGCATTAGGTGCAGATCAGTACTCGGACGAGTTAATAACTCCAAATCTTTCAAGTACTAGAGTAACACCTTGGGGTAATAATTTAAATTATAATAATTCACCTGAAATTATTAGACATTCCTTTACACTTGATTTTACTACACCAGAAAGAGCTAGATACTTCTTTAACGCAGGAAGTAGTATAAGATTTACAGCATCTAGAACGGGCGGAACAGTTTCGTCTCAAAATTCCTGGTGGTCAAGTACACTTGGATCATTAGGGACAATTATTTTTAATCATAACTCAACAGATTCTACAGGAGCCGGTACAGGCAGTGGTATTGGGTTTTATCAATTAACTAATAACGCACAAACAGTTTTTACTAGTGCAGGCGCTGGATCATATTCGTCGTATTACTATTATTATTCACCTTATCGTATTAATAGATATTATATAACTGCTTCTTGTGACATTGCAAGTAATAGTAATGGAGGAGCAAGATACATATACTTTAATGTATACTTTGATGATAATCATGTACAAAGTGCTCCAAGGTTATATAGTACAGATATGGTTGACGGTACATTATCTAGCAATGTTTCTATTCGTAGAGCATCTGGAGTTAATGTTAATGTTGCAGCACCGACAGGTGTTAACACAAAACTTCTATCAACTAATTAACGATGAATCATAATTTTTAATCATTAACATATGCTTTAATAAGTAATGTAATGGAGAAAATGCATGGATGATCGTCTGAAAAAAGCCCTAGATATAGCAAACTTAATGGTAACTTTTAGCACTCAGCGCGACCTATTGAAGCAAGAGTTTAAGGAAAATTGCTTGTACCATGAAAATGGACATAGGTTTACAGTTAATAGAGAATTAATTAACTTTTTATCAACATTAGTTACATTAGGGCATTTAGAAGACATTATTATACTAGATGATTTTGAAAATCCATTTATGATCTCAGATGTTAAGGCATTTTTAGATAAGATTTTCAATCTTTATGTAGAATCAACAAATGAGTATTACTACAAATATGTAGACTTAAAGAAAAAAAGATCAATAGCTAAGGTAATGAATATTAATGAGTAAAGGTATTTTACTTTTTGCGCATAACAATGAACAAATTGATTATGGTAAAATGGCTTATATAACAGCAAAGTTTGCCAAAAAAAACTTAGATGTACCAGTTAGTCTAGTTACTGATACAGGAACTATCGCATGGATGAAAGAAAATGATAATCTAATAATTGAAGATGTCTTTGATAAAGTAATTATAACTGATGATTATGTAAAGGATTTAAAACAAATACGTAGGTATTATGATGGATCGTTAGAGTACAAAAAAGCAGACTTTAAGAATTGTTTTAGAGCTTGGGCGTTTGAATATACACCATATGAACAGACGTTAGTAATTGATGTAGATTTTTTAATTGTAAATGACCGGTTGAATAATGTATGGGACTCGGAAAGTGATTTTATGATTAATAAAACATCGTATGATTTAGCCAATACTAGAGATCCTTTTGAATTTAAAAGAGTTAGCGATCATGGTATTGATTTTTTCTGGGCAACTGCATTTTATTTTAGAAAAAACCTTTGGACGAAAACTTTTTTTGGGTTATGCCAGCATATTGTAGAGAATTATGATTATTATCGTTTTGTTTATAGAATAGATGCTCCCCTACTAAGGAATGATTACATTTTCAGTATAGCAATACATATTATGGGAGGATTTAGTAATAAGATTAACCCTCCTCCTTTACCTTGCGAGATTTATTACACTTTAGATAGAGATGAGTTAATAAGGGTTGATAGTAGTAAATCGTTTTTATTTTTAGTGCAAAAGAAAGGGCATAGTGGAGAATATACCTTAGCTAAAACAAATAATCAAAATGTTCATATCATGAATAAGTTTAGTATTAATAGACACGAAAAAGAGCTTTTAGAGGTTATTAATGGATAAAGGTTATTTAATTCTTGCACAAAATAATTCAAAAGACGATTATGTTAAAATGGCATATGTTTTAGCAATGTCTATCAAGTTAACACAATCAGAAATAAAGAATGTTACATTAATTACTGATGTACCTGATGCAGTACCTAATCATTATAGAAAAGTATTTGATCAAATTTTGCCTATACAATGGTATGATGATGCTTTTAATTCAGAGTGGAAAATTGAAAATCGTTGGAAGTTATATCATCTTTCACCATATACTGAAACGGTAGTTCTTGATGCTGATATGCTATTTTTATCAGATATAAGTCATTGGTGGCCTTATATGAGTGAAAATTTTGATTTGTTAATCACCGATCGAGTTTTCACATATAGAAATGAATTAATAAAAGATTCTTTTTATAGAAAAACATTTATTAATAATAATTTACCAAATTGTTATAGTGCTTTTACATATTTTAAAAAGACAGAATTAGCGGAGAAATTTTGGGATTTAGTAGAAATTATTGTTAAGGATTGGAAAAATTGTTACAATAGATTTATTTTAGAGTCAAAACCAAAAAGTCTCAGTATCGATGTGGTGTTTGCATTAGCAGTAAAAATTTTAGGAATAGAAGATGAGGTATTCTCTAGCCTCGATCTTCCTACATTTACACATATGAAAAGTAGAGATCAAGGTTGGAAAAATTATACAGACAACTGGATGGATCATGCCGGGGTATATTTGACTACAGATTGTTATTTAAAAATTGGTAATTATCAACAAACTGGAATTTTTCATTATACCGAGAAGTCCTTTCTAAATAACGATAAAGTTGAAAAGTATGAAAATTTAATTGGAATTTATAATGACAAATGATGAAATATTTGAATTTTTGAAACAGCAAGAAGCAGCTCTTCTTGAAAAGCCAAAGTTTTATGTTCATTATGATCCTAAAACTAATAATATTATTAGTTTTAGGAATTATTTAGACACTACCGATTCGTCTCCTTACTTTGAATTAAGTAAGGAAGATCTCGATGTTGATCCTTCTAAGTTTGAAATGTCAAGCTATAAGGTAAAGACTGAAAATGGAAAATTCAAATTAGAAAAGATTGTAGTTCCAACAATACAAATAACAAAAATTGATGAATTTATATATGAAATACCAAAGCTGGTTTTAGATACAAAAATTACAGGGGACGAGTACTCGTATGATTTATTAATAGAACAAAATAATTTTTCAAAAAAGTTTAAAATTAGATTATCAAAATTGTTACGAGAAAAGTTTTCTTTACAAAATAGAGATACTCACGTATTATGTCTATATGTCACCGCAGTTAATGATCCGAATATTTTATATAAGACATTAAAATGTACAATGGGCGATCTAATTACTAATGAGTTTTACACGTTAGCATTTGATGATTTTCAAGGTGATCAAGTTAATATATATGGATTAAAATATTTTGAAGAATATTTGCATGTGGATATAAGATGAACGAAAAACTAATACTTCACGAAATTGATACTATTTTTATAAGTTTTGACGAGCCTAATGCGGATAAGCATTATGCAGAGTTACTTAATATTTTGCCTTGGGCAAAGAGAGTCCATGGTGTACATGGAAGTGATGCAGCACACAAAGCAGCAGCAGAGCTAAGTGAAACAGATCGCTTTATTACAGTAGATGGCGACAACATTGTTGATCCGGAATTTTTTGCACAAGAAATTGAAATTACAGATAAGAATAAAGATTTTGTATTTTCTTGGGCTGGTAAGAATGCAGTAAATGGATTGATATACGGGAATGGCGGGTTAAAGTGTTGGACAAAAGACTTTGTCCTTAACATGAAAACGCATGAAAATTCTGATCCAGATGATAGCGAAAGTGTTCTTGAGTTCTGCTTTGATCCGAGATATTATCAATTTAATGAGCATTATTCAACGAGCTATATTAATGGATCACCTTTTCAAGCCTGGCGTGCAGGGTTTAGAGAAGGTGTAAAGATGAGTCTTAATAGAGGTAACAAAACGGATGATGTTAGAAGTGTTTGGTGGCAGAACTATCAACGATTGTTAATATGGATGTCTGTTGGTGCAGATATTAAAAATGGTAAGTGGGCAATGTACGGATCAAGATTAGGATGTTATCTTACATGCTGTACAGATTGGGATCATGTCAATGTTCGTGACTTTAATTATCTTACGTCCTATTGGAATGAAAATGTAAAGTCAAGGATAGATGAAACACAGTTAGAAGAAAAAATCTTAGAAGTTGGAGATATTTTAAGAGAAAACTTACATCTTGAAATATCTGAATTAGATTCAAACGGCTCTAAGTTTTTTAAAAGGGTTTATCAAAATACTCCTAGAATTATAGGAAGAAAACGAAAAGATGTATGATATTTTTTATATTGCAAAAGAGAAAGACTATAAATTTCTTAATCTGCAAAAAAAGATACCACTTTTAAAGTTAGCAAAGTATGAGAATAATATAGGAGAGGGATTTCTTTCTGCACAAAAGAAAGCAATGACTAGTTTCTTTTGGGTAATTAATGAAAATTTAGTCATTAACGATGATTTTGATTTTGATTATGAAGTTCCAGACTGGGATAAGCAGTATGTACATGTCTTTAAACAAAACTGCGGAGAATACGGTGGATTATATCTAATACCGAGAAATTATCGTATTACTAAAAAAGAATCAGATTTTATTTTTTTTGTTAATAAAAAAGATATCGATATATTGTTCGGTGAGTATCCACCTTTTGACAGATTTTATATTAGAACAGCTGAAGATTATTTTGAAGCACAAAAAGCATGTACTACGTCTATGTTTTATGCAATACCTGCAGATTATAAGATAATAGACGACTTTAAATTCTCAATTCCAGAATGGGATAAAAAGTATGTACATATGTTTAAAGCAGAAGATCAAACAAGTGGAGTTATTAATTTAATACCAAAAGATTACTCTATAACACAGAAAGAAGCAAAATTTAATTTCTTTGTTAACAAAAAAGTTGTAGAAAAAAAGATTAGTAAACCAAATTATGACAGGTTCGTAATTAAGACACCTGACGATTATTTTGAAGCACAAGAAAAATCAAAAACTTCTTTGTTTTATGCTATTATAGATGATTACAAAATTCTAGATAGTTTTGAGTTTGCAGTTCCCGAATATGACAAAAAGTTTGTGCATGTTTTTAAAGACAATGACGGTAATTATAAAGGTGTTTATTTAATACCGAAAGATTATCCCATAACAAAAAAAGAAGCAAAATTTAATTTCTTTGTTAACAAAAAAGAAATTGATATTGTTGCAAGTAGAATAAGTTATGACCAATTTATTGTTTATAATCCTGATGAGTTTTATATAGCACAAGAAAATAGTAATACATCAATGTTTTATGCTATTGATAAAGATTATGAACCTATAATTGATTTTGATTACATTGTTCCTGATTATGATAAGGAATATGTAAATGTTTTTAAAAATGATTCTGATGAGTACGGTGGAGTTTTTATAGTACCAAAAAATTATCATATTATAAAGAATGAAGCAAAACACGGCTTTTTTGTTAACAAAAAAGAAATTGATATTGTTGCAAGTAAGTTAAAATTTGACATAGTCTTTGTAAGTTATAATGAACCTAATGCCGATGAAAATTGGAAAAAGATAAAAGAACGTTTTCCTAAAGCAAATCGCGTACATGGTGTTAAAGGAATACATCAGGCACACATAGAGGCAGCTAAACTTTGTCAAACAACTATGTTTTGGGTTGTTGACGGCGACGCCATAATTGAACCAGATTTTGATTTTTATATAAAAGTTCCTAAATGGGACAGAGATGCAGTTCATGTATTTCGTAGTAAGAATCCCATAAACGATCTAATTTACGGATATGGCGGTGTTAAACTTTTACCTAGAGAACTTGTATTAAACATGGATGTTAACAGTGTAGATATGACTACGTCTATTAGTAAAAAGTTTATAATGGTAGATGAAGTTAGTAATATTACAAACTTTAATACAGATCCATTTAGTACTTGGAAGAGTGCGTTCCGTGAATGTGTTAAGTTATCTAGTAAAGTTATTGATGGACAAATTGATGACCAAACACAAGAGCGTTTAGATATATGGTGTACAGTCGGTGCAGATAGGCCGTTTGGTGAGTATGCTATTAAAGGTGCAATCGCTGGAAAAGAATTTGGTACTAGTAATTTAGACAATAAAGAAATGCTTAAAAAGATTAATGATTGGGAATGGTTAGAAAATGAATTTAGACGTTAACCATGTTTTATTTTGGATGGATGCTATCCGTAATAGTTCTAACAAAGAACGAACATTAGAAGCATTTTGGAAAGGCCAAGTAAATTCAAAAATATGGCTAATTGATAGCTTGCGTCCTTTTATACAAAAATCAGTTAGAGTAGAGATTCACGGAGGCTGGGTAGGTGTATTGGCCAGTTTGTTATTTCAATCTGGTATATCTATTAGTAGAATTACTTCGGTTGATTTAGATTCTAGCTGTGAGGAAACTGCCTATACAATAAACAAGTTAGAAGAAATAGAGGGAAGATTTGTAGCCTTAACTTCTAACATGTTAGACGTAAATACTAATGCAGACGTAGTAATTAATACGAGCTGTGAACACATTACACAGGCAGACTATGAACAATGGTTAGATAATATGCCTAAAGATGCATTATTAGTATTACAGAGTAACAATTACATCATTCCCGAACACGTTAGGAATGCTGTATCATTAGAAAATTTTAAAGAACAGAGTCACATTAACATTCTTTGGGCAGGAGAAAAAGAGTTACCAAAATATACAAGGTACATGTTAATAGGGAAGAAAAGATGATTTCAGAATATCCTAGTGGCTCACTTCTAGCTTGGCGCCCTAGTAGTCTTATCGGACATACTATATGCTGGCTTACGAAAAGCGAATACAGTCATGTTGGTATCTTATGGAAATTTCATAGAAGGTACTATGTGTTAGAAGCAATCTGGAACAGTGGGGTACGAGTAAGATTACTACAAGAAGACTTGCCTGTAATTGTTATTCCTACAGGTATTAAATGGACTGACGAAGTTGAAGGATGTGCGGTACGTAAATTAGGTCGTATGTATCATTTTCTTGATGCATTAAGAGTTGGGTTCAACATAAATCCACATATCTATGATAGTGAAATTTGCTCACATTATGTTGCGCACGTTTTTCATAAAGCAGGAATGCCTATACCTGATAATAAGCCATTGAAACCTGACGATGTTGTAAAGTTTGTATTAGAGAGAAACGGTGGTAAACAAGAGTTTATTACATCTATTGAGGAAAGAAAAGGCATTAAAGGCTGGTGGGATTGGTGGAAGGTATAAATGTTTAAGTTTGAAAATCTTAATGCGTTACAATTTGAAATAACAACACGATGCCAAGCGTCGTGTCCTATGTGCATGAGAAATGTGTATGGTGGATTAGACAATTCCTATCTAATACTTGACGAATGGACATTGGTTGAATTTAAGCAGATAATTACGCCGGAGGTATTAGAAAAAATAACTCATATTATGTTTTGCGGTCAGTACGGCGATCCACTTCTTAGTCAGCATTTAGTAGGAATTTGTAATTACATTAAAGAGACTAATCCAGAAACTACATTAGTAATACACACTAATGGCAGTCTTCGCAGCGAAGATTGGTGGAGAGATTTTGTTAATGCTTTACCAAGAAAACATAATTTAGTGGTTGGTATAGATGGAATTGATCAAGAAACGCATGTTAAGTATAGAATTGGTACAAATTACGATAAGATTATATCAAATGTAAAAGCATTTATTAGTAATGGTGGAATAGTTACTTGGGATTATATAAGATTTAAGCATAATGAACATCAAGTCGATGCTGCTCGCAAATTTGCAAACGAAATAGGATGCAAATCTTTTGCAGTTAAAGATACATCTAGATTTATAAATGGAGAACCTTACCCAGTTAAAGACAAACAAGGAAACATACTGTATTATTTAGAGCCTGCAACAAATACACAATCTGGTTTTGTAACTCCTTATATAATTGAAAACTATAAACAGATTGTTGAAACTACTACTGTAGATTGTTACGCAAAACAATTTAGAAGAGTATATCTAGACGCATCAAAGCGTGTTTTTCCTTGTGCTATGCATGGGACTACAATCAATCCTAGTCCTATGTATGACGATATTCTAGATCCTTTACGACAAGAAGCAGTTAGGGAAACACAGGAAATTTTTAAGAATATAAACAATGATGCCACCCAACAGTCACTTAAGGAAATAATCGATTCTGATGAGTGGCAGGTTATTTGGAGCCAATACGCTAACAATGAAAAGAAGTGTATTACATGCACTAAGAATTGTGGAAATTTTGATAAGAGTGTATTGACAAGATTTTGTGATGAAGATATTGAAAGAACGCCTATTAATTATAATTAATAAGCATTCTTAATTCCCCATTCTCTTTCTTGACACCAAAAGCACTTTCCACAGGTAGGAACTTCCATGCCAGGTGTATATGTTTTATAATCAAGGTTACCGAACACTTCCGGGTATTCAACTTTATCACCCTCACAACTTCTAGTCATATCAAACAAGTCCATAATTCCAAATTCTTGGTAACGCCCAACTATCCAATCCTTCTGCACAAATCGGAAAGGATGAGCAGTAACAATATGATCTCCCATGCGATAATACTTTATTGCATAATCAAAATGCTCAACAATATCATGTGAAGTTAAGTTTCTAACGTCAAGTGCTAATGTAATGTTAGGATCATTAGGGTTCATTGTAGTAGCATTGTAGAATGCATCAAACTTTTCATGGAAGCCTACGTATTCTGCAAACGAACGCATAACAAGAACATCACCGTATTCTTCCTCACCATACTCGTTTAGTACAAGGGTAGGACCGTTGTTTTTCCATTCAAGATCTGGTGGAATAAATCCTGGATGTCTCTTAAACTTTATATTTGGGAAATGATTAACCATCCAGTTGTAAACATTTAGGCTAACATCTTTTTGCCATGGACGTAACTTCCAAACTCTAACATGGGCTGTAACATGAACTGTAATGTCTAACTTATGCTTTTCAATAAGAGAACATAAAAGGAAACAAAGCATAGTGCTATCAATGCCACCGGACATTGCTATACCTATATTTTTCCAGTTGTAATCTAGAGGTATATACACACCAGAAACATTATGTATAATATCTTTAAATTCGCTCTTTTCGTACATTTCTCTTAATAATTCAAGATTTGCTTTTTCCATTAGCTGTCTCCAAGATATTTATAGCAGCATATTATTACAATAAATATTTCATGATTAGAGAAACCATTTATTCCGTTGATTTACAAGATCTCAAAGAAGCAGAGAAGGTTATTCCAACAGCAGGTAGAACAACAATTAATAAGCCAATTAGTAGTTATTTTTATGATGAGTGGGAATTAAAGGAAGATTATAAAGGAACTATTTGGGAAAAGATCTATAACTCTCTGCCGTTTCCAAAAGGTGAAGCAAGATTAATCACTTTAGATCGTGGTACTTGTTATTACAGCCATGCAGACATAGATGACAGATGGCATTTAAATATATGTGGTAAACAAAGTTATCTAATTGACTTAGATAATCATGTTATGCATAGGGTTGAAGAAGACGGTATATGGTATGATATGGATGCAGGGCGTTTACACGTTGCATCAAACTTCGGAAGTGTTCCTAGAACACAATTAGTTGTTAGACAATTACTTACACATTGTAATTTGAAAGATTCTATTAAAGTA